GTGAGCGTGTTCTGTACGCCTAGAGCCTGTAAAACCGTGTTGGCCCCGCCGCCTAACTGATTCTTAAAATCGTTGAGTCCTTTAGCCCAATCAACCGGGTTAAGGCTTACTTTAGAAAGCGTGTTAGTAAAGTCATTGGCTAACATCTGCGCCCCTTGGGCTGGGGTCGAGTTAGCTGCGTCGGCCTGGAGCCGGTCATGCAGGACACTCGCGGCTTGTCCTGAATCGACATCGCTATAATTGGTCAGCCGGTTAATCAGCCCCGGCGTATCTAACTTCTGTAATTCGTCATCGGTGGGTGGCAATGGCTTTTCCGGCGAAACGAAGGGGCCACTCGAGTCAGTGACTTCTTGATCACTCTGCGGCGCAGTGAACTCCTGATTGGGCTTGCCCCACATCTGGCCGGAGACGGTCTGGCCGTCGCCACTGACCGGTTTATCTTTGGCGGGAGCTTGAAAACCTTGGGATGGCGCTGCCGGAGGAGCACCAAGCTGAGCACTTGTCGGAGTGGGTGAACCGCTCTGGTCAGGCTGCGGGGCTTGAGCGGGCGGTTGCGGCGCTGGAGCTTGAGGTGGTTGCTGAGCAGGCGTCCAGTCCGGCGGTGGACTATAGGCACCTCCAGAAGGCAGCTGCCCGTCCTGGCCGTTAGGCTGTTGGCCGTTCTGGTTTTGTGTGGCCATCTTACTGCTTTAAGAAAGTGCGACCGGTCGAATCTTGATAATAAGTACCTTTGGGAACGGCGTTATATTGCTGGGCCGAATTCACCTTGAGCGGATTAGCTTGGCTGGTGCCCATAGCCGGAGTCGGGCTCGGAGTCGGGCTGGGCGCTGCCGGTGGTGCTCCATGATTAGCTAACTGGGCGTGCTCGGCTTTAGCGGCATTGCCCGGTTGTAGGGTCGAGCCGGGTCCATAAGTGTCGGCTGGATCCCACCAAGGTTTTCCTACCTTCATGTCGTTAGCCATATCCACGTACTGGCCGGGAATCCGCTGGTTATTAGCCAAGATCCCAGTCACCGATCTTTGGTAATCCAGTTTGCGCTGGTTTAACCAGTTGTGCAGCTCGGTCGGGAAGGTAGTTGAACCTGCCGTCGCGCTTAATTGCTTAAGAGGCGCTTCCTCGTCGGCTCGACCGGCCACTTGGCCTTCGAGGTTTTTCATTTGGTCCTGAATAAAACTAACCTTGGGATTCTCCTGACCTTGACCAGAGATTAACCCATTGACCCAGGCCCTAGCATTGTTCCACCAGCCCAAAGGCCCGTGTTGGTCGCTAGATTGTAGAGTCTCGGCCTGCCGAGCCAGTGTATTGCCTTGCTGAGCGGTCTGGCCGTACTGCTGGGGTTTCATCCCTTTAATCGCGTTCTCCACTCGAGTCGCCGCTAGAATCTCGTCATGCAAATGATCGACATTAGCCTGAGTGCCGGGTTGCATTTCGCCTCGAGAAGGCAGGATTCTTTGAATGTAGTATTGCTCCTGCAGGCGAGCTTGCATTTGCTGTTTACTCATCCCCTGAATCTCGGCAGGCGACAGGCTCGGATCCCATTGCATCAAGTTGCGCTGCAAGGCTTGCTCGGGCGGATCGAACTGCTCCCAGTGATCGCTGCCTTCGTACAACCGCGATTCGGTAAAAGGTACTTGCCCTGGTTTAACCGCATAAGCCAGTCCTTTGCCGCCATTGGACATGTACCAGCTGAAATCACCTGTCTTGCCAATCATCGGATCAGGATTGGACTGATCCGAGCTATTGGGATTAAAAGTTGAACTACCATTTTTAAGGTAGCTATTCCGCATCTGATTCAACTGGTCGTTATTAAGCCCAGTAGTTTGAGCCACAAAATTGGGGTTGCCGCTCAAGTTAACCGTGCCGTCATTATGACCGGCTTTCGGAGTGCCATTCTCGTCGGTCGTAGAAGTAGCCGCATTTGGGCCATTGGCCGCGCTCGCGGTTAAGCTGGTAGTCGGAGGGCCCCCGGCATTAGTGACATTGGTGGCCGCTGCTACCCGGCGATTAAATTCATCCTGCGGTAATTGGCCGGGCATCGCGCCCCAATCAGTCTGGCCGCCTGGAGTCTGCGGAACTGCGCTGGGCGCAGCCGGAGGTCCTTGCGGCTGACCCATCTGAGCCGACATCGGAGTCGGTGAGCCGCCTTGTTGCTGCTGGTTAACCTGCTGGGCCGCTTTGTTTGCCTGATCGGCAGTATTTAAGACCTGACTCGAGTTCTGGGCCGCAACCAGGGCTCCGGCTCCAGCCTTAACCATCTGGGAGATAGGGACTACATTTGTCCCTCCTTTTTTCCCGAAAAAAGCGAAGGCCGGTTCCTTTTGGCCGTTCTGTCCGGTTGGGCCTCCCTGCGGCAAATAGACCGCCCGATTGATGTCGGTATCCAGATTGTGCTGCGCCCATTCCTTAGCCTGGACGGCACTCATGACGCCGCCCTGGTTATTGTTCTGCCACTGAACCAAGGCCTGCTGCCCAACTTGATCCGCCATTTGCTGCCCAGCTTGCTGTTGGGCATTGCGGCGCAAGAGAAAATCGTTGTCGGTCGAGGCCGAGAGATTCGGATTCACCTGCTGCCCACCGGGCGCTGCCATTGGAGGTTGCTGGCCAGGAGGAGCAAAAGGATTCGAGGTGTCGGCCTGACTGGTCTTAAAGCCGAAGCCATTACTCTGGCCCTGCGGCTGCTGTTGAGGAGTCTGTTGCTGACCCGGTGGCTGTTGCTGTGGTTGCTGCTGCTGAGGATTATCCCCTGGCGGCACTGTACTGGGATTAGGAGGACCCACCTGATTTCCTGCGCCGCCGCCAGGAGGAGAGAGTAAAGCGCGAGTAGCCATCGGCGTGGCATAGCCCGGAGCCAAGTTAAATTGGCCACCACTAATCCCGCCTAACATCCCGAGCTTCCAGCGCTGATTAGGATCGTTAGACCATTCTTGGAGTTCCTTGGTGCCAACCTGGGCTCCAGCGGCAGCAAGCTGCATGCGGGAACGCACCTCGGGGTTAAGTGGTGAGTTAAGGATGGTCTGTCCGGCCTGCTCGATGGCCTGCATCATCGGCCCGTAATTCGCCAGCTGGATGCCACGAGTCTCGCTGGGAACGACCGAAGGTGAGTACCCCGAGGCCTGCATCCCCGGCGGTTGAAATTGAGTGGCTGGATCTGCCATATTATTTTCTAAGCGAACCCTTGGTTGGCACCGGTTAGATAGATCTGATTATTCTTGTTTTTGAAATCATCAGGGCTGGGAATAGAATTCTGCACCATCGCCCTGGGCCTTTGACCCTGTTGCTCAAGCGCAGCACCGGCATTTTGAGCTTGGCCGAGCAAGGGGCGCATTTTATCCAAAAATCCTGTTCTATTCAGCGTGTTATGAATCGCGGAATTGGCTGCTGCCTGGGCAGTTGCTGACACCGGGTTATTCTGTTGAGCCGGGTTAGGAGGTCCGACCTGAGTTCCGCTCTGCAGCGCCTGGGCTTGAGTCTGTTGGGCCGGATTAGGAGGTCCGACTTGAGTGCCGCCCTGCAAAGCCTGGGCTTCAGTCGGTCCCGCCGGAGCTGGCGGAGCCTGCGGCCTTGGGGCAAATGCGGGCTGTTGCGCTGGGGGCTGCTGCGCGGGCTGCTGCGGTGACGGACCCATCTGAGTCAAAGGCAAGCGCTGGACTGCGTTACTCTGTGAGGTCGGCATCTGACCCTGGATCTGAGGAGTCTGCATCTGATAGTTTGGATCAGTGAGGGGCACAATCGCTTCTGGACCGGCCTCACCTACCATTGCCAGGGTCGGCTCAGTCACGATGCCACCATCTTGGAAATGAGGGATGGCCGCGCTTGCCGGGATGCCGCTCGTTCCCCTCGTTCCCATTTCCCCATACATATTGGCGGGCTGATGGCCTGCAGGCAGCTGATGAAAGCTATTTATCCCGCCCATATAGTTAGCGCCGGGAGTGCCACTTGGAGCAGCTGGCGGCATAACGCTGGTGGAGGGAGGAACACTAGTAGAGGGAGGAACACTGATCGGCGGCACGCTCGGCGGGGCCGCAAAAGGCTGGGACTGGCCTGCTTGAGCACCAGTAGCCTGCTTGGTTGGGTTGATGTAAAGACCCGCTTGTTGGTTCTGCTGGATTTGATTCTGCTCTGCGCTATAGGTCTGCCTTGCAGCTGGCTTCATGCCCTGCCCTTGCATGTAGGCCTTTTGCTGCGCCGCATTCATGTTCCCCCAATCAGGATTGGCGTTCGCGGGGGTTTGTTGCAATGGGCCGCTAACGGTCGGTTTATTAGGTTGGACCGCATTAAAAACGCTGCCGATTTGCGGGTTAACATTCGGCATCGGCTGGCCGCTGATGTCGTAGTTCATGGGCCCGCTGACTGGAGTCACCCCGCTTTGGGCAAAGTTATTGCCACCCGGAGCACCTCCCGCACCAGGGAGCTGGTTAGCCGTCATGGACTTACTGGGGTTAAGCCCCACGGCCTGCAAAGCTTGTGCGCCTAACAAGTTAGATGCATAAGCCGGGTCCTGTGCTCCGCTTAGATTTATGGTGCCTGGAGGAGGGCCCTGTTGCTGTTGACCCTGGCCCAACGAGGCTCCGAATCCAGGCGGAGTGTATATCCCGCCACTGGGCGTCTGGCTACCAATCTGCGAAAAGGCCGAACCATATTGCTGGGCCAGATTCCCTACTTGGGTTAAGGGAACATTCAGGGCTTGCAGCTGATCGCTGACGGCAGCGCCATACTGGCTTTGAACTTGATCCCAGCTGGTAAATTGTTGCGGACCGGCCATAGTTAATTCTCCTTCGCTGCTGCGGCCAGCCGACCTAATGCGACCGCCAGTTCCCGTCTATTATTAAAACCAGTTTCTAAGAGATACGCTTCCTCCGAAGAGTTCAGCTCCAACCCCTCAGCCTCAAACTGATCATGTAACAATTTCCAAGGCGAGGTTTCTAAATCCACATTCCAGTCATCGATTCCCAGACGCGCGATCTGTGCCTCTTTCTGAGCCGCTTTAATCGCCCAGTAATCGAAGCCTTGATGCGTGCGCAGATAGTCGAGGATCGCACAGGTGTTACGCTGGGAATGCTTAGAAGAACTTAAAGAGTGCTGCAGCTTGCGGATCCGGGCATTCTGAATGACTAACCGATCGAATTCGCCCCTAGTCCAACCGTTGCTTTCTAACATCCGCTTAAAGTCTTCTATGGTCTTAACCCCGCAGCGTTGCTGGAACCGGTGTGACTCCATTTCGGCTTCGCTCAAGTCGACAGTCACATAAAGCAGGTTGCAGAGCATCAGGGCCAGTTCTTGATTCGCACTATCCCAGCAAATGCGCTCGTACTCCGGGTTATGCAGAATCACGTAGCTATCGATATGCTGCTGAGGGACCTCTTGTCCTCCAATTGGAATGCGCCGGTCCCGGTCATAGAGAGCGTGGAAAGCGTGTGATAGATGCTGCGGCGTAGGCTTAACTTTAAGCTCCGGCAAATAACTCCAGAAGTTAGTAAGAGCTTCAATCGCATCTAACTCTTTTTGCGGGATGCAAGGGAAACTAATTCCTAATGCACCGGCCCAGATCTCTTCGCAAAGCGCCTGGGTCCGCGCGCTATAGTGAGTGGCCTGCATCACCTTTAAAAACTGGTTAACGGCCTCGATGGCGGGAGGATTATCCGCAAACTCCCGCTGGTAATGCTCAACCCCAGCCCGAATATTAACTAACGGGACTGTGAGGGTAGCATAGGCGGGATCGCCGTCTTTAAGCCGCACACGCCTACCGTAGCTAAGCGCCACTTCGGCGTCATCTTCAGTGACCCCGTCCCGATACCATTCATAGATCTGACCGATCCCGATCATCCCTAAAAAGCCCAGCTCGACCGCGCGCAAGGCTCCGATTGAAGCTGCTCCGTAAATGGCTTTGACGCCTGGGTGTTGGAGCGCATAAACGATCTCCTTGTGCCAGGGGCTCAGGTTCTGGCGGAATTCGCCATCAATCAGGATCACGATTGACGGATTCAAGTTAATCACATCGCTGACGATGTCACCTTGGCGGGCTGGTGGCCGGTAGAGCGCATCAGGCAGAATCTTTTTGGCTTTTTCCAGTTCCAGGCTGGGGCCCAGGTAGACGAGGATTAGGTCGGACATTCTTTATCCTCCTTAAGTTCTTCCAGCTTGCGCTGGGCATAGGAAAGGCAGCGCAAGCCTGGGGTCCAGTAATCGAACCGGTGCGGCTCGCACTGCGGGCTAAAGACCCGCACCACATGCAGGCAATCAGCATGGAGGCCCAGATCTTTCACAAAGACTTCGTTGACGCCCCGGCTCCTTAGGAGCTTTAAGAGGTAGCGCAATTCGCTCTTTACGTCAGGAAACTCAACTTTCCGATATTCGCTGATGGAACTGCCTCGCTCTAGGTCGTTAAACATTTGGTCCAGGCGCGCTTGATCCAGATGTTTCATAAGCAAGAACTGACGCCGCAAGAGATCATCGCGTGCACCGGAGATGTAGCAGGCCCGGCCCTGGATCGCTTCGGTGACCGCCCGCAGCGCCGCCGTTTCCGCATTCAGATGGCACCCATAGCCAGCAAAGGTCCCAGCACAGTTGCCGGATAGGTCGAGGATGGTTGCAGTAAAGACCGGCACCTGATAATCGGTGGTGCAATCAAAGAGATGCAGCTTAAGCTCGTGTTCGTCTAAACGCCGGACAATTTCTTCGATTTGTGGGCAGAGACTAACTAGGGGCATCCGATTAGCTAAAATGCCTAACACGTCCATCATGTAGGTGTGCAAGGTCCAGCCATCGCGCTCCACGATCTCGTAAAGGCCGGAGAGGATCGCGTCTTCCAAGCTGGCCCCGCTCGCAAGGCCATTTGAGCCTATCTGGAAATGCATCAGCGACTGCTCCGGCAGCCGGGTTACTACCCAGATCAAGTCGCTGGGGACCAGTTTAACGGCCCCGTTCTGGATGTTGGTCGCTTCCTCCCAGGCAATCGGCGTCATCTCGTTAACAATCGAAGCCCGGATCGGAAAACAATCTTCTATCGCTAGATGGTCTTCTTCGGGCAGCTGCAGACTCGCAGCCACCTTGAACTCACCAAAAGGGTGTTCTGCCACTTCACACTCAATCGCCTCAGCGATGGCTCCAGCTCGCGAGTATTTAGCTTCCAGGCCTTTCCCGGCATGGATAGACAGGGTCTGGGAAAGGGGCCGGGTGGCAGTGAAAACCGGCACCCCGATAGTATCCAGTCCCGTCACATCGGCTACTCGCGAGATCGCGAACTTTTCGAGCAACTCTTCGCGGGTTAACCGGTTCAGGGCTTCAGCACAAGCTTCACGCAACTCTAAGCGGGTAGGCATACGTAGGTGGTCCGGTTGATCGCAAGGTCCATTAATCGCCTCGCCAAGCCCCCTAGCAGCCTGTTTGCGCGTACTTTAGGGGCGAAGCTAGGTCCATAGACCAGATAGAGACGGCGGAGCGTCCTGGGGGCTTTGTTCATGAGCCAGTGCCGGAAGATGCGCCACTTAGGCGAGTCTTCTCCGAATGCGGCGCGCGCGACCCAGCAAGCTGCGCCTGCAGCGGTGGCTCCGACTACCGCTGCGGTTGAACCCGCTGAGACCAGAGCGCCGGTCGTCGCCGATTGCTGCTGGGCTGCGGCCTGATTATTCTGAGCATTGAGCTGAGCCGAATTAAAGGCGATCCCGTTCATGGTCGCATAATTTGCCTGCTGAAAACTGTTATAGGCTCCGGCCTGCCCCAATTCGGTCTGGGCCATGTTGGTGCCGCCTAGCCCGAAGGGCCTCTTTTGGAACATGTTCCCGGCGGTCTGCATGTTCAGCATCAGATTCATGGCCTGCTGATTTTGGAGCGTCCCATAGGTGTTGGCCATCTGGGACGTATCCATCCCGTACTGTTCCTGGGCTTGTTGGGCAGCACTGGAAAGCTGGCCAGCTTGGTTTGCGACATTGGCTCCCAGTCCGTAGGTCTGGGCCCCTTGACCCAAGACATTTGCTCCTAGTCCCATGGTCTGGCCACCAGCGCCGATCGTCCCAGCACCAGCTCCGATCGTCCCAGCTCCGGCCCCAATCGTCTGCGCGCCAAGGCCAACTGTCTGTGCGCCTTGACCGTAAGTTTGCGCGCCAAGTCCCGAGAGCTGGCCGCCTTGGCCCATAATAGAGGCGGCTTGGGAGATATCGCCCGTGCCCTCGGCCCGCATGGCTTGGCCATACTGCAGCGTGTTTAAACCCAGCTGGCGGGCAGCAGCGGCTTGTCCGGCCATTCCTTGGCCTAAAGAGGCTGCGCCTAATCCAGCCCCCAGAGTACTTCCTAATCCAGCCCGCATCATCTGCTGCTGAGTCTGAGGATCAATCGGCTCCTGCAAGAGTTGCTGGCCTAAAGCGTAAGGAGTGGCCGCCATGCTGGAGAGTTGTTGGCCCTGGCCATAGAGTTGGCCTCCCATCCCAGCCATCCGGCCCCCCATGGCACCGATCTGGCCACCCATCCCTATCTGTTGGTAACCTTGCGCCGCTTGTTGCGCACCCAGTCCCGCTTGCTGAGCACCGTAATTGATGATGGGCTGGGCTAGACTGGCTTGCTGGGCTCCTAGGCCCATGATCGGCTGGACTGCGCCACCCACGGTCGAAGCGGCGTTACGGATGGAATTGATGTCGCTGGTCGTCGGAGCGGCGTTGCGGCCTGCAATCTGGTTAGCTAACCCACCCATGACGTTCTGGAGCCCACCGGTAGCAGCTCCGGCAGCGTTGACTTGCTGGCCCAGGTTAGATTGCCACTGGTTGTAAGCATTCTGGAGCGCCGGATAACGGTTAGCAAAATCCGCGTCACTTAACGCATAGCTCGAGATATCGCCCCCAATGGCCATCTGGTTGAGGGCCTGGGCGCTATTATAATCAAACCCAGGAGGAGTCCCTTGAGCTTGAAACTGTTGATTGCCGCCGCCGCCGCCGCCGCCCATAGGTTAACTAGCCTCCTCGTCGTATATATAGGCGTTTTCTTCCGCCTTTTTGAGCCGCACTCGTCTCATATTCTTTTCTCCGAACTCGGCGTCTTTTTTGCAGAGCATGATCAGGGGATTGCCGGTCATGCGCTTAACTTCGGTGACCAGACTGCGAGTAATTTTAAGGAAGTCGCGTGGGCTGATCCGCTCGGGATGCAGCGCCGGATAAACGACCGTCTGCTGGATAGCTAGAAAATAACCGACCGGTTCACCATGATGAAAGACTACATAAACCGGGTACTGGCGCGGGCACTCACCACCCCACAGATCTCGGGAAAGCAGATCGACGCTCCACTTTCGCATCTCTTTCTCATTGTTGATGCGGATTAAGGAGATCCCGGTTTTATCAGGAGAGTCTTGCATCGGCAGTGATAAAGGCTAAAAACACGTCAGCTTTGGTCGCAGTTGCGCTGACGAGACTCACGATCCCTTTAGCAGTAGCCCCTAGGCTGGCAGCGGCGTAATCAATGCCATTACTAACATTGCTTACTACTCCTGCCGTATGACTGCTGTTGCCATACGGTATTACTGTCGGCACAGTGGCCATCCGGCGTGGGAATAGGAAATTAAACTGAACTGCGTTGATCGCATGGGATGTAGCCGCTACAAGGACACCTGCCGTGACCGATTGATAAGTGAAAGTCGTGAAATAATAGCGGATAGCGTCGTTATAATCCTGCTCGAAGCTATTGGCTGTAAAATAGCTGCAAGCGACACTAGCCTCGAGCTTGATCGCCGTAACCTTTATCTGGTTATTGAGCACTCCCACCATATTGGAGTTAGCTGCCGTGCCAGCAAAAAAGCCTGCCACCCATTGCTTCGGATTCCCGGTCTGGTACTGCGCACCGACCGCCATCACCACTCCCACATAAACGCCAGTCTGGGCTTCCCCGAACTGCCAAGTGCCAACCGTTAGCGGGAAGGCCGGGATATTATTAATCTTGATCCGGGTCCAGCTGTTGGGGGTCGTGATAGTGAAGGGAAAGACGTAGCTCGCATCCCGACCGCTGGAAGTGATATAAGCCGAATAGTTGCCCGGCTGGTTAACCCAGACACTGAAAGCGAGGCTTAAAATCTCGCCCTTGATTCCGGCAATGTCGCTGCCCTCAATTAGGTGCTCATGGACGAAAATATCGGTGGCCGCGAGCGGAGTTATGTTAGCAGGCGCGACCGTGTATTTGATGGCGCTCCCAATAAAATCCGTGTCCGCGCTTGCTGCCGGGCCCGTGTCCAAAGTGATCTCTAAAACATTGGGCTGGGTCACCCGGCTTAAAACCATGTCGTAGGTTTTATTAACTCCGGCAGAGGAAAGATTGATCGAGCTGCCCAGCTGCTGGATTTGATAGATCGCGTTCTTCGCGTAATTCTTCGCGGGCCTGACACTGGTCGATTGCGGCAGATACTGGCCGGTCACCGGGTCCCAGAAGTACCATTGGCCGTTCGATGCAATCGGGCCTACATCGTTAGTAGGCAAAGTCGGAGCAGGAGTTGTCCCAATCGGATAATAGAGGCCGGTTAAGAAGTTCCCGCTGATGAAGATAATCGCCAGCTGGCCGCTCTGCTGGAAAGTCTCGTCCATGTCTCCCTGGAACCCTTCGGGAAACGGCGCATAAGAAATGTAACCTGAGAAAATAGGCATGGGCTACCAGTGATGGTTAGGTCGTGACAAGATCAGGAGCTGCGGGCCGAAGGGATTCTTGATGAATCTCACGTCCATTTGCAGAGCGTCATAGATGAGTTCCCTGGAACGTTTCTGGTAGACCGGCGGCATGCCGGTTTGCGGCACCAGATGAACTACTCCCTGGCTGGGAGGTGTAGGCGGGCTGCTCATGCGGTTGCCTCCAAAACAATGTGCGGGGTGGTGGACTCGTCGACCGGGCAAACACCCTGGGGCGATTGCAGCTGCCGGTCGTAAAAGAATTTGATCATGCGGATGCCCATCCGGCCCTGCCACTGGATCATTATCTGGAAAGCTTTATCGATCCCATCCGGGCGACCAATCTCGACACAGGCCGCGCCGTCGCTCGTATTATTCTCTTCGTTGACCACGAACTCTTTAGTCCGCATGTGCCGGACCTGTTTGCGATAGTTCTCAAACTCGGTCGTGCGGCCCTCAGCGACGTAGTAAAGGACTGTCTCGAGACTGGGGTTGCCCCAGGGCCCCACGTCGGCCCGCAAGCTCGTCGAAAAAAGCGGCTGATAGTTCCCGGCAAGGCCCGTCACATAAACCTGCACCGGGACCACTCCTTTTAAGTTAATAATCATGAATTCGGCGAAAACGAACCGGTAGTAGTCGTCGGTTGTCAGCGTGAAAGCCTTGGTCTCAAAGCTGCAGCTAACATCGGTCTCGTTATTATCGATCTGATTAGGAATGAAGTTTTCCCACAGATGGATATTAGCCTGGAGGGCCATAGTACCTTCCGGCTGCGGGCTGGGGCTGTCCCCAGCGTTGAGAGCAAGGAAACCTCCAGAATAAGCCAGCTCGTAGTTATGCTGGGTGCCATTCACGATCGGGCTAGTAAACTGAATAGGAAAAGTTCCCACCCAGATGCCGCTCCAACAGGCCCCTTGAGTGTTATTGAGTTTCTCGGCAATCCCGGCGTCCATGATCCAAGTGTGCCGGTTCTGGAGGGCGCTGGCCGGAACTGCGACTAGCAGGATGTTTTCCCAGACTCCAAGCGTGATCCCGCTGATATCCGGGGCGAGTAAGTCCTTAGAGCGCTGCATTTCACCATCCGCCGTCAGAATCACCGTGGAGAGGTTAGTGGTGAGTGCCCGGTCATAGCTGATGATCCCCCGGTGGGTCATTAACCAGGGCATGCCGTGCAAGAGCCCATAAGCGAAGGGCCCCACGAGGCCGATTTCCAAGTTAATATCGCTCTGGAAATTAGGAGTGGTTGACCAAGTGGTCCGGTCCTGAATAAAGCTCTGGAGCGCATGGAAAGAGCTATCGGTGTAGACATTGACTCCCTGGACCGGCGCTGGGTAGAGGTTTACGACCTTGCGCGGGAAACGGAAGCCCGTCTGGCTGGCCAGATATCCTTCTTCGGTGAAACTAGCGCCGTAAAGCAGATCGCTCGCAAAAACTAACTCATTTTGAGCTAACCAGAGCCGGTTATCCTGCCAAAGCATAGCCGTGCCGATCGGCATGGGCTTGCGCGGGTTGCCCGTCACATAGCTCTCGTTGACAATCCCGCTAGAAAAGTCGCTCAAATCCCAGTAGCAGGGCTGGCTGGTGCCGTCCTGCATGAAGACGACATTCTTTGGATTGGGTAAAACAACGATGTTGTTAGCGTCATCGTATTTGAGGGCCTGGACCGAATTCGAGAAGTAGATCCATTGGGCATCAGGATTAAAACTAACTCCGGCTAGCTGGGTCCAGGCGCTGCCGCCTTGAGCCAGTGGTGCTATTGCCCAGTAAACCTTGCCGTCAATGGCCACCATTTCGTAGTTGAGGTCATCAATTGTGCGGACCCAGTAATGGCCTTGGCCGCGCCTGCCACAGAAAGACACGATGCGCCGTTTACCGGGCCGGGTTTGCACGATGCCACCCCGGTTAACCGTGTTGACTGTCCAGGCGTAGGTGCCTTGAGCTAAGTCAGTCGGATAGAGCAGCGAATCAACTCCGCCCACATACTGGCCGTCCAAGATAATCTGGTAGTTCTGCGCAGCCATATCATGGCATCGTGATCATCGAACCTCCCCAGATCGATGGATCAAATTGCAGGCTTAAGTCGTCCTGCGGGTGAGTGGCGCGCCATTCTTGGTTGAGCTGCGTCTTTGCGGCCATAAGGAGGGCCTGGGCGCTATTAGGGTCAGTGGTGGACGTCTGGATCGAGCGCAGCGCATTAAACATGGCAGAACGGCTGCGCATGTGAATGGGGTCAGTAAGGCTTGAGATTTTGAGCCACCGCTTCTTGTAGCGCATGCGGATCGTGACCGCTTTTTGCCCGATCCTGATCACCCGGAACCGAGGCTCTGGGACGCCCGGCCAGAACGTTCCTAAATTCTGCAATAGTTGGGTCCCATCGGTTGCGTAAAGGGTGATGAAACCCTGGTTGGCTCCCTCGATCACTATCCGGTCAACCCGCTTGTAGGGGACCGATTGATCCGAGAGGTCGTAGCCGGTTTGCTCACAACTTATCCTGGCCCCTGGGCGACCGTCCGAGACCGACATGATCGGAAGATCATTCTGATCGATCCCCCAGGCTCGGATAAGGATCCCGTTGTCGCCCGCGCTCACCGGCTGCGCTACCAAGTAAGCCGGGCTGAATAAAGGAAAGGCGCATGGGAACTCTCCCACCTCTTCCCAGCCGCCGCAGGGGCGGTTTGAGCCCACCGCATCGGCATTATCGTTGTCTTGGCCCAACCCGTTCATGTGGAATTCGAACCACTCATTACGAAAGGTGCCGACCGACTTATTCACATTGATGGCCAAAACCTGATCCACGTAGTAGGGGAGCGTCACATAGAAGGAATCCCAGGTCTGGATATCCACGTAACCAATCAAGGGGTCCCAGTTAGGCCCGAGGTTAGCCAGCAACTCGATTGCCTCGGTCATCCGGTCGAAAATCTTCTGCTGGCCTATGGGGCCGAAGACGTCGCAGGCGAAGTCGTAGATGTCGGCAACGATGATCGCGTCTCGGGTGTTGATCTGGAGATTAAGCGTCGGAGTGGTTTCGGCCATGTTGGAAACTCTCTGGAAGAGGTTCCGGGCTGCTTGATCCTCGTCCAGAAATCGAAAAGCATTCTGCTCTGCGGTTGCTGCGTCGTCCCAGTTGAGGGTGTCGTAGGCTTTGATGGCGATGCAGGAGGTTATGATGGCTTGGCGGTTGGAGAGGGGGATGACATCGGTTGAAGAAGTGATTTTATAGGTCCGGCGGCGAGCTAAGATCTTCGCACTGACTCCGGCCTGCGAGAGTTTGATCCATTCAAACTGGGGATAGAGCACCGTGGGTCCCCAGTTAGCCACAAGCTTTGACTGGATGATGAAAGGCCCCGAATAGAGCTGCAGGGTGCCTTGAGTGACCGGCTTAGAAACTTCCTGAATCCCGTAGGCTTTAACTGTCGTGGCTTGGCCGATAAAGACGGTCAACCACGTAGTCGAATGATCTTGGTTGATGATGTTGACTAGGACCTGGGTGTTGTTGTCGTTTGCGTTAGTCGAACCAATAAAAAGGTAGTCGCCACTGGCGGGCCAGGGCTTCTGCAAACAGTTCCAGCCTCGATCTTGCCAGCTAAAGCCTGATTCCGGGTCCTGGCTGCCGGGCCCGTTGATACTGAACTCAAAGAACTGGTTCCGGGTGAAGCTTGGCTGCTTATTGATGTTAACTTTAACCGGCTTTTCGACGTGGGGCGGAAGACAGACGTAGTAATTCTGGACAATGGGGATATCGACATAGATCAGCATCGGATCCCACAGGATGTTAGTTTTAGTGGGCTTGTTGGCGAGCAACTCGACCGCTCGAGTTAAGACGTCATAGACGTAGCCGTCGTCGCAGGTGCCTAGCACCCGGCCAACCTGATTAAAGACTTCACTTGCGATAATCATTTGCCTTTGAAATAGTCACCAAAGCTTTTGCGGGCGTCCTCGCCGTAGCTGCCGTTTTTCTTCTTCTCCTTTTCAGGAGGGGTGATCGACATGATCTCTAAGCGGACTGAGCAGGAGTGCTTCTTGTCCTTATCCTTTCCTTCCTCCCGGTGCGTCCGGCTGCACACTCGATACTTGATCATGCACTCCCCTTTGTCGGGGATGTCAGCTAACTTCGGATCATCGCTATCGATGTAGAGGTCAGGATAGTAAGGCTCATCCTTTTTGTTGCTGGGCATGATAGAGTCCTCCAGCTCAGAAGGCCTTTTACCGAGATCGATTGTTTTGCTCATAAAAAATGAGGGGCCAGGAATTGCCGTGAACTTTCTTTTTAGTTTCTTGAAGAAAAACTAATTGGCGTTTCCTTTCTGTTTTGGGTTTAAAGGCCACTCCCGACCCCTCCCGGTGGAAAACTAACAGGGCGGCTTTGACGCCGCCCTGATTTGATTACATCGCGTAACCGCTAGCAGAGCCAGGATAGCTCGGGCAGGTTAGGAAGTTGAAGGTCGGGTTGCACCTCTTGTACATGATGGGAATCACGGCATGAGGGCGCTCCGGGCGATAGGCTCGGATCATCTGATAGATGTGGTAGCCGTAATCGCCGTAGGTGTTGCAGTCGTTGTCGCGGATGACCGTGAACTCCAATTCGCCTTGTGCGAATTGAGCCGGAAATTTCCAATCACCAACTCCTAAGTATTGCTCGGGAACTAACCGGCGGAACGAGTTGGCGAACATGAGGAAACCAACCTCGTACTGAGCGTAGAGCCACGCTGGGTTAGTCCGCGCGCCGAAGCCCGTGGTCACCGGCACCGCAATCTCGGGCTCGATGAACTGTGGAATCAGCTGGCCGTTTAAGACGGTGAACTGGTTGAACCTGAGAGGCTGCTGATCAATGCCAAATGCAATGCCTCTATAGGGTCCTTCCCAGGAGTACCCGGTTATGGACTCATTACCAAGCTCGTAGCGGCCAGTAGTTAGGTACTGCAAGTCTTGGTGAACATTGAGTTCATCGCGGAAGACGTTCAATTGCGTCTGTGCGCCGATGAATTTAGCTACCGTTCCCTTCTCGGATTCGAAGCTCTCGCACAGTAAAGTTTCATGTGCGAAAACTAACAAGTACTGCAGGAACGAGAAGGTCAGGTTTGCATCCGGCGGCGTCGAGTCATTGACGGGAACGTCAATCATCTGCACATCGCCGTTGACCATCTGCTCAAACGTGCGGCCCTGGTTAATCTTAACCTTAACGCCGCTATGTAAAAACAGCTGAGAACGCACGTCGCAGTTAGCCAGATAGAGTAACTGCTTTTGGAGTGAGTCTTGAACTGCGACATATGAGTTCTGGAACGCACTGCGCATTTGCTTTACGCAAACCTTCGGGCCGCGACCTCTAAGCGTACCTAACCGAGTTACATATTCGGTCGTGCCGACTTGCGCGATCTGTCCAAAGGTGCCGCAGGAATCGGTGTCGTTGATGTATTCTGGTAGAACCAGTGACTGGCCCAGAATCGGTCGTTCAACGACTACGTTGCGTTGCTGATCGGAAATAGCGTTCTCGAAAACGCCGCCATCGAGAGTGTCATTGTACGGCGCGCGCCGCATAATGAGAGTTGTGATCTGCCCGACCAGCCTGTTGTTGTCTCTGTTAGCAAAGTCAACGGCCTGGACCGGGGTTACAATACAGTCGCCCATAACGTTATGATCTAGAGATGTTGCCTGTAAAAAGGCAGAATTGGGGTGCGGTTTCCTGGCTCGCCCGCCAGCTTGATTCCCTTAACGCACCCCGAACAACTCTAGAGGCCCCGGTGACAGGCCTTGGCAGAAAAAGAGAGCAGATTCTGCCGAACTGCAGTTTTTGGCTTACTCCTCAACAGGCATCGGTGCAAGCACATTTTGTGCGTCTGGCACCTCTTCCTTAAGAATAAGTAAAGAATTTTGCTGTTTTTCAGGCACTTGTGACGGAAAAATCAGCTCCTCGGCAGCTTTGCGGCCACTCGAATCCTTGATCCCGTGAAGCAGCGCCGGTCGGCGACCGTGCTTCGTAACCGTGGCCAATTCCTCTATCGTGATCGATTGGCGCTGGTAAAGCTGGTAGATCGCATAGGTGTCACAGCTAATCGGGATGATCCGGTCTCTGAACCAGTAATCCCACCCTTGGGTGCCGCAGCCGACTATTGTGGTCGGGTGGCGCTCAAAGTAGTCGAACCGGAAAATCGCGTTGCCGTTCATGTGGAGGGTGCTGCCATCGCCCTGTTGGTGCCAGTGACCAGTCGCCTCTTTGCCTAGGGCTTTAGCCCGGTCCCATTCGCTCGAGAGCTGTTCTATCCAGTCCTCGGCCATCGGGATACAGTCCGGCTCAAAAAGCAGAAAGGCTTCGTTCCTGGCGGTGTCGTTCCGGCGCAGGATCTCCATCTCGATAAAGGCGCTGGCCGCGAGCATGTTGGAGCCGCCCGGCCAGCCGGTGTCGTGGTTGCGGGCGACACAGGCCAGGGCTTTAAACTTCTGGCCTGCGATTGCTTGGAACTCTTTAATGATGCCGGTCGGACAATCCTTGCGGTAGATTAAGAAAAACTCTGCTCCGGCCTTGCGTTCCTTTTGAGTCTTAACAATTAAGCGGGTCAGCTCGATGGCTGCTTCCACGTCGTAGGGGCAGCACTGCAACGTCAGCGAGATCATCGCGGCACTGCGGCGTGACCTCCCGCTCCGATAAAGCCGATTAGAATGTAAATGACGTAGATGACAAAGACTACGACACACAGCACCTGAATGATGTGTGCGAAAGGGGCCATAAACGGTAGCTGGGTGCAGACCCACCAGATTAGCCCTAGAACAATGGCTGCGATAACAAGGTAGAGAAGACTAGTGATCATGCTGGTTCGATGTAGACGACCCCCCGCCGTAGGCCGCAGGCTTCGATGTTGTGATGGTGCAGATAGCCATTGGGGTAGATCTGCTCCAGTATGGGTTCAATCAGCTCCATGGTGTAGGGGCCAATGTCCCAGGTGTCGTATCCCAGGTCGTCCCGGTAAGGGTTCTGGAAATCGTGAATGATGATAACCGGAGGCTTCTGGCACTGCCGGATAGCCTGCAGCTCTTCTAAGAGTGGGCTGTGAGCGCCCCAGTGGGCGTCCAGATAGAATAGAATCGGCTCGGCGATTCCCGGCAGGAGCTTCGGTAGAAGCTGAGCCGAATCGCCCTGGAGCCGGGTCACATTGGGCATGTCCTTAGTGGCGCGATAGAACTCCGGGTTAAGCTCCATCGTGACCACAGGAGCCATCTGGGACATGATCCTAGTCGAATCGCCCCGGCAGGTGCCGGTCTCTACGATGGTAGCGACGGCGTGTTTACTAACAAGGCTGGCGACTCGAGTCTGGACATAGATATCGCCATCGAATGGCTCTGGCCGATATAGTAAACTGTCTAGCAGATCCCGCGTCTCTTGCGTCCAATCGCCGTAACTCCAGAAAACCCGGAAAGGCCAGTCGTCATTGGGCGGCTGGTGCACTAAGGTGTAATCATGAGGTTCGAACTTGGCCGCATAGAGCCCCAGGGCCTCATAATCGCAGTAGACTTTGGGATGGGTGAGGAATGTCCGATAGTCGTAGGGTTTATTCGAGTAGACGGCATCATGGAATGGCAACCCGGTCACCTCTTCAACCCGCTCCCGCACGCGAGCAAAAGTCTTACGAGCGAAGATAAAGGGAGGCCCGCGCATATAATCCCGATCCAGCGGTATTCCCAGCGTGCGCTCGGTTGGAGGCCCCCACTGCTTCTTGCCCTCGATTAAGGATCCATCGTTAGGATCATCGTTCCACTCTTTGTAGCGGATGATCGGCTTGGTGCCGTCCATGAAGCTTTCGAGCTGGGCCGGGCGCATCAGCATGTGATCTGAGTCCAGAATCATGATGTAGTCAGCATCAGAGTAAGTATCTGCTATCGACTTCTGATACATCGCAAAGGCGTAACCGTCCGGCCAGGGCGCAACGTAATGAAAGGTGGTTGACGGCAGGCCCCAAGTTGAACAGATCTCTTCGCAGTCGGGCTCCGCTACAATGTGGACCCTGAAATCAGCTTTCAGGTACTTAAATAAAAGCTGTGCTGAATAGACGACCCAGCACAGGTCGTTCCGGTAGGTGACGTAGAAAACGTCGAGCTTCATGTCTTAATTATGTACTGGAGAGTAGTGAAATCGCTATAGGGCTGGAAGCCTTGCTGGTGGCTAACGCCGAGGCCGAGGTTGGGACGCATCTCAGGCAACGCGAAAGGGATTTTGCCGGGTTTGCCGATCACTGCGTGCAATGCCGGGAACTCGTGAGCTGATATCACTCTGCCATCACATTGCAACCAGCCAAGAGGCGCATGCTTGCCCATGTAAGGCTGGATGGTGCCGACCGGAACTCCTAAACTTGCGGGACCAATCGGACCCTGGAAGCCTGGGGGACAAAACGGGCCAGCAAGTGAATTCTGGCCGACCGGCTTAGCCGCTGTTCTAGGCAGGAACGGGATTCCCGCTAAAGCGGCAAGCATCTGCAAAAACGAGCGACGTTTCATAAGGCAAGGACTGGGTTGGTGTGTTCCGGCAAGAAAGCCATTGAACCGATGTGGCCACAAATGAGCTGCGTATCTAACCAGATCGGGATCCCGCATGCCCGCACCCGGCGGCAGAAAGCCTCATCTTCGCCTTCGTCGCCTTCGGGCTGGAAATAGCGCCAGGGAGCCTGTTCAGTTTGCGGAGCCAGCTGCGGAAAGTTACGCTGCACTTCCAAGAAGACTTCCCGATGGACCAGAGCACAACCAAATCCTATCCAATCAACCTCAGCCAAGCCGCGTGCTGTGCCGCGCCGGATCTCGTTACACAACAGTTTATCTTCGTGTGTGCGCGGATTGATTTCAGGCTGTACCACGAGCGCACCATGCCAGCGGCGGCTGGCATAGACGCCGCCCAGAACGGCCTTGGACTGCCCAAGCATACGTGCCAGCACATCATAACCACAGTACTCCTGCGGCACAGTAGTGCAGTTGGTTATCCAGCGATACCAGTCTGGGTTAGCAATTGGGGGAGCAATGTCGGCATCGATCCACAGACTCCATAAGCAGCCCGAATCTAAAAAACGTTTTGCTAGCATGTTCCGCGACCGGTGAATCATCGTGTCGGCCTGGAAGGTGAACCCCAGTTCGTACTTCTTAGTGAGATAGCCCAGGACCGTCGTGAAGGGCAGCGTTGGCCGGTCGAGCACGGCAGAGCAAATCATCACATTGGTCTTGGTCCGGTTAGGGGCGCTCGTCACCCAATTGTCCTGGCCATTGGCCTCAAAGTGGGGCTCGAGCTCTTCAAGGATCGCCTCCTTAATGCCCGGCGTGCGGTGCATGAATTTGAGGACGGCACCCAATGGGATCGTGGCTGGATTGGCCATCCAATTCTTTAAGGTCGTACTCGAACGCTCGTAGAACTTTTGGGCTTCGTCGCTTTTCTCCCCGCCCATTTCCCAGATGTGGTCACAGATCTCCTTGGCCAGATCGAGCTTACGCTCTGGCTTTGGCGCAGGCTGCTTTACTTGCTCTTTTGGCGGCTCCGGTTCTGCCGCAACCATGGGATTGGTGTTAGTCGGAATCACCATCTGGGGAAGGGGTTCAACGATGGTGCCAAGGGAAGTCCGGTTAGTTGGCTGGGGCGGCACTATGGCGATCTGGGGCTGGTTAGGCTGGTATTGCTGCGGAGGCATGACTTGCATGCCGCGACCGACCACTTGGCTGACGTATTTGCCTTCAGGAACTGGCGTTCCCTGCGGGATCTGGTGCGTACCCGCCCCCTTTGGCGGTGGTTCTCCACTACCGGGATAATAAAATTCTGCGGTCGGAGGCGACTGGACTGGGCCGGTCTTGCCACCATATTTGGCTTCTATAGCTGCGGCATCCGTATTAATTGGCATTGTTTCTTCCTCTCTCCGTAGCGTCGGTTTGCTTGTCTGCGGCAACTGCGACACTCTCTTTTGCCACGGTAAAAGTAAGTGTTTTCCTGATCGAAAGGATGACCTAGAAGGCAACTGCTTTTTTCGATATTCCTGCGTGATCCCTCAAGATGCTGATGCTCAAGCGGGGTCAGGACCTCTAAGTGTTCGGGATTACAGCAACGTCGATTCCGACATTTGTGATGCAATAATTTTCCTTGTGGTATTGGACTTACCAACAGTTCATAGACCACTCGATGGAGACCAAGTGATCGACGTTTCCATTTAATCTTTCCGTAACCGTTTGGGGGTGACTCCGCCGTTCCAGATCCAACAATCGTCAACTAGGATCTTGGACCGGATCTGTGGGGGAAGATCAGCGATATTCATGTGTTCTTATCGACCTCGTCCCAGAAATTCTGCATGGATTTACGGGGGTCTCCGAGATCTTTGATACTGAGCCCTTGCCCATTTTTCTTGGGCTCCCCGGAAGCTTGGGTGTGGGTGGTCTGCGCGAGCTTGCGCCGGGCCCCGGTGATTTTCTCTAAGTCAGTTTTGTACTGATCGCGCTCGGCTTTGAGTTCCTTGTTTTCTTTCTCTAAGTTGATTATCTGCTCATTCATGATCTGGCTCCGGGTCGCCTCGACTGCCACCCGCACCCAGGCGCGCGGGCCGTGCTGGGAAATATCTTTAACCTGAGAAACAAAGAAATCGTTGAGCTTCTGAAATCGGGCGTTATGCGCCTCCATGGCGGCGCGCTCTTCGCTGGTCTTGGCTTGACTAACATCGACCGGCATCACTTGGGAGATCCGTTTTTCCTGTTCGCCGATCTCAGCCATGATCTCAGATTCGACCTGCTGGGCCGTTCGTTGGGACTTCTCGTTAATCCAGTTGTCGAAGCTGGCTTTGTCGTTGGTGCGCCGGGTGATCTCGCTATCCCGGTCCTTCTGCAGGTCTAAGAGTTTACTAACCGAATTAAGAAGAGTAGTCCTGTCTAGCTCATTGGGCACCTTGGCCACTACACTGTTAAGCCACCAGTCCCGGTTGACTGCGTCCGGCCCGAAGTTGGCTTTGATGTGCTGAGCCCACTGTTGAGCGGCGGCTCTGTCGGGCAAGACATTGACCGCATCATCTAAGATCCGTTCAAACTGACTCCGAACCGGCGTGTGGAATTGCTTCAGGAATTCCGGGTCCGACATGAAGTCGAACCGGCGGCGGATCTGGACCGCATTCTCATAATCTGCTCGAGTCTCCGGCGTCCAGCTGTTCTGGCGCGCCTGGGCCAACTCCTGCTCCATCGCCTGGGCCTTCTGCAAGGCCTCATTAGCCCTGCGCTGGTCAGTCTTCCACAGTTCCTTGATCTTTTTAAACTGCTCAGCGTGCTCGGGCCTGGGCGTGTAAGTGCCGGTCAACTCGAGCTTATCGATGTCCACCGGTTCTGGGGCTGTTCCTGTGGCCGGTACGGTCTCCTTTGGCGAAACTTCCTCTTGCGGTGTGACCTCTTTAGTTGGCGTTTCTGGCGCTGCCGGAGCCGCCGGAGCTGCTTCTTTAACCGGAGGCGCGGCTTCGCCCGTGTCTTGTTCACCCCAGAAGTCTGAAAAGGATTTATTGAGGTCCCCCAACTGGCCTTTATCAACCCCGAGATCGACCGTTACTGTCTCAGGGACCGTGGTGGAAATTGGTGCGTCATCAGCCATAGCTAATCTCTCGTCATGTCTATCGGTTTCAAACTCGTGGTCTCTTCGGTTCTGACCGCACGAGTGCTAGGGATGACCTCATTAAGGAGGTGCTCATATCCGGCGACGTAAGCCCCGCTCATCGCTCCGATCTCGGTGCCTTTGGTGATGTCGACTTTGGGTTTCATCGTCATCAAGGCGGCTAACCACCGGATTCCTTGTCTGGAATTCAGGAAATCGTTGATAGCGGCGGCATCGCTGGCCGTCCACATCGGAGGGATCATTGTCCTCCTCCCGCCGCCATAGGCATGCCGCTAGCGCCATTAGCGCCTCCTCCAGCTCCTAATCCCATCCCGGCAGCATTTCCACCCAGGGGGATCCCCATCGGCCCGCTGGGGCCCATTGGCGGCTGTTGTGGGGGTGCTCCCATTCCGGCCACTCCGGCGTTTTGCTGCGCCATTGCCTGCATCTGTGCGGCCATCTGCTCGGCCTGCATAATCTTTTGGTTTAACTCATTGTACATTTTCTCCAGATCCTTCATTTGCAGGATCTGAGGTTTAAGCTGGCGCTCATTCGCCCCCGATTGCATCATCGCCTGGAGGTGGGCCTCGGCGTGCGTCGCGCCCAATTTGCAGGCGTTGAGGAGGTCCTTAGGCACCTGAACCGGCGGCATCTGGCTTGCGATCTTGAGATGGTCAGCGACTGCCGGAACAATGGTCTGGAAATGCTGCATATGCGGGTCGCGCTGGCTTACTTGGACTCCGATACCGGATCCTAACATGGTTGCCCATTCCATCTGCTGGTTACGCTGAGCTTCGATGTCAGTGGTCTGCCCCGGCTGGGGCACATAGAGTTCTTTCGCGTTCTGGAAGCCGATCATCCGGTTTGCGGCCTGCTCGTCTAACTTCGACTGATCGAAGTTGGGATTGCCTTTGGCCAACTGATAGAACTGCATGAACATCATGTCGTCGTCTCTTCCAGCGTGCTGCGTAAACTGGGTGGCCGGTTCGTGCGCCAGGATGATAATCTCTTGGATCGAAAGCCCATCGTCCATAAGCTGTATGATGGTCTCGACGCTTGCCTGATCGGCGTCCCCTAAATCCGGGGCCCTATCAAATTGTTTTTTAGTGTCATCGTCAACCGACATCATCATGTCGTAGAGGTCACTGAAAATGATGGTCTTACCGGTATCGGTGGACTTCAGGCGCGCTTTGCGCTGTTTCATGGCGGCGCGCAAATTGGTCTTGGAATAGATCCGGCGCTGCATGGAGCTGACCCCGCGCGTGAACTGGACCCACCACCGGTTCATCATCCCGTCTTTAACTTCTTCCTCTTTGACTACGTCAATCGAACTCTGGGTAGCAGTTTGCACCTGCTGACCATTGTTAGAGATCTGCTGTTGTTGAGGCAGGAAGGCTCCGGCAATAATTTCTGCCGTGTTGGAGAGCTTCTGATCCAGGCCCAGCCAGTTATTGATGTCGACCCGGAACTGCTGCATCAGCAGCGAAAAGCCTTCTGGGATAATCAAGAAAGGCGAGCGCACATGGGGCTGGAGCCGCCCGATAATTGACTCCTCGGCTTGGCCGACCAAGAGCCCTGAGATGTACATCGCATCGATAAAACTCATGCGCGCTTTCTCTAGCGCCAAGCTGATGTTGTAGAGCAACCGCCCGATTCCCTTACTACCAAAAAGTCTGTTATTGCCCGCCTGGAAACTGAAAAGGGTGATCACATCATCCATCGCTTCAGCCACGGCTTCGAAGTAGCCCAGCTCGTAAGGATCCTGCTCCATGGGCCGGGGCTCGCCCGGTACGGTCTCAGTCTGGGAGGGGCTCTTCTCCATGGGCTTGGAGCGGTTAGAATTAGAGCGCTTGCTGCCGTTCCGGTTCACCCAAAAATGGTCAACTGTGTTGTCATAGCACTTGACAAAGACGTGAGCTGTCTCAATCATCTTGCTCGAACGATGGAAGGAATAGTACAAATTCCCTTCGCGGACCATGTCACTGAGCTGCCGGGGGTTATAGACAAACGAATCGTAAGGTGGCGCAGCTTTTTCGATAGCGGCCTTAATATTACTGACGTTGTAACCGGCTTTCTCTGCCGAGTCGGCGTCTTCAATTATCGCGCACGCTTCGTGGATGTAATAATTAGCTTTGACCACAAAGACCGGCAGCTTCTCCGCCAACTGCGGAGCTTGTTCATCGAAAAGCGTGTCCTCCTGGCGGAAGGTCTGCGGCCTCCACTCGAATTCGTCCATCTGGACTCCTGCGGTGTAACCGTAAAGCACGTTCTCGGTCGCTACCTGCTCGACATAGTCGACCCAGCCGTTCCAGCTTCTAAGCTGCTCAGTCGTCCGCTCTCGGAATTTTTCTGTTTTATTGGTCGCGTTGATGAAAGAGTCGGGCAGCTGGCTCGCCGTCAGGTATTTCATACCGTGCACGGCATCGGTCAGCCGTGGTGTGACACGGTCAACAAATGTCGACAGTACCAGAGTGGAGAAATTCGCACGCCAGCCCTGTGCGTTGGCATCCAGCTTTTTCTGATCAAAGGGAGTCGCTCCGTTGTACTGGTCGCTGATCAACTTGTTGCGGTTGGCCCTTGCCTGATTGTCGCGCTGGAGCCGCTGGAAGACCTCGAAAGCCTGCTGAGCGGTCGCGATCGGCTTATTTACGACCTCTGTGGAGTTCTCTCCAAAACGGGGGGTGTTAAAGCGGCCTAACTGCTCCCCTCCAAAAGATTCGGTAACGTTATCACTGGCCATTTTGTTGCTTCCAGCAATGCGCTGGAGGGGGATAAGAAGCGTGAGATTGAGTGTTCTGCATCCAGACTGCCGCGCTGTTCACATGGCCATAGACGCGGCACATGTGCAGCTGGCGATCCAGAGGCGTTCGCAGGTTACCAAGGAAGTTCTGCAACCGGACCTGAATGGTTTCGTTGCAAGGGGCACACGGTGTTTCCCAGCGGATATTGAAGGTGCACTGGGCGCAGATCTGCGCACGATGACCGGCCAGCCCTGAGTCGAGAAACTCGTGCTTGGAGCCAGCCACTTCGGCTAACCAGTTACCAGCCCGGTCAATGGGGCGAGGTTGGTCGCGCCGGTTAATAGCGATCCCCAGCGCCTTTTGCGGTGCCGGGTGGGAGTCTGCGCAATTTTGCCGGAAGTTCGCGCAGTAGTAAGCCTTTAAGTCAGCTCGGACGGCTTCGACGTTAGCATTTTCCGCTCCGCACCATTCGAGGTGCCGTCTGCGGAAATCGAGAATGTTTTCGATTAACTGTTCAAAGCTAAATCCAATGATCTTATGATCCTGACCGCTTGCTAACCGCTGCACGTAGTGCCAGCCACCGGGCGGGACCACGCTGGTAACAATACCATATTCAACTGCCATTAATGGCCAGGAGTTCTTTTGGGAGTTCCCTTGACTGATTTGTGAGAAAAGGCCGCAACACTCTTAGCCGCTTTGCCGGAATGCTCGTTGTTAAAGGCAGGGGCTTTCGATCGACCGGTCGTGCGGTTCAAGGTCGAGGCGGTTGGATAGGTCGCCGCCATGTGCGGGACTGCCTTCTTTTTGCCCGCGTTAGTTGATTTTACGTGCTCAGTGAAACCACTGCGCTGACCGTTGCCGCCAACTGTGGGGCCCGGTGAAGATTTTTTACTGAAAGCTGGGATGGATCTCATTCTATGGGTGTGCAAGAAACGCCAATAGCGAGATCTATACGCCCAAAGGGCAGGTCAAGTCTAGACTAGAGATCCTGACTGAAGTCGATGTAAGCCGTGCGTTCGCGCGGGCCGATGTTGGAATCCGGCAAAAGCGCCGGGCGTTTGTTTCCAATCATAGAGGCCTTCTCCGGGCCGTTTAACGCGCAGCCATGAACTAACTGCACTAACCCGTCGCCGATGTCCGGCGACCAGCCCAGCCGCTTTTTAAACTCTTTCTTGGGCTCAAGACGAATGCGCGGTTTGCCCGATGGGCCTTTGCCGGAAGGCTGGAAGCGGCGGCTGGAGAGTTCCTTGAATAGCTGGGTGGTCTGCACCTGGGGATGGATACACATGAGGCCAAACTCGAGATACTTGCGCACCCGCATATGCATCTCGGTCGTGATCCCGTCATAGATCTCAACCGAGAAATCGTGGTCATCAGCCAGGAGCTTGCGCGCGCCCGATTCAGCACCCCACATAATTCCCCGGATAGTGCCGCTCCACTGTTCGCACATGGCATCGTGAACACCGGTCCCGACTCCGGTGCGGTCGACCGTGATCCAGTCAGGATGGATATTGAGACCTTTGCACCTAACTTCCAGGCTGGTAGCAAGTGCTATCGTTTTCTCCTTTGGCATTTCATAGTACTGATCGATCTGGACCACGTAACGCGGCTTCTTAAACATGATGGGAACGCCGCGCAAAGGAGTGAACCCGACCGCTCGCCCGTATTTGCCGACTACCAGAATAATCCGGTCCCCACCTTCGCTCGCCAGATCGATCCCGGCGGCTCCCACCGTGCGCCCATCGAAAAGGAATTGGCCGATAACCGGCTCTAAGAGCGAGTAGGGAATCAGCGTGTTCTGGAAGGCCGAGAGCGGATACATGCCGCGCCCGAAAGTCAGGTAGCGGGGCGACTGGCCGCCTAGCTCCAGAGCATAGGTCTGATAACCGTCCCAGGTGAGGAAGCCGGGGAAAACTAACTGCCGTTCTTGGACGTTTTCGCAATCAGCCCCATCGAGTCGTAGTACGTTCCACCTTTCGCTCGAGTACCATTCCTTATCCTTGTCGAGGTCGACCTGCGTCCAGCCCTGTGGTGGCTCCGCCAGTTGCGCGAGCTTGCTCGTGACGTCTCGCGGGTTGGTAGCACAGCAGACCTTGACTGCTTCAGCGCCCCAGGCACTCGCGAGAAGATTTGCCACGCCTTCCCATACGCCTGAAGGAATTTCCTCCGCCTCGTCCAGAAGCGCCCGGATGCGCGACATAGCTCCGAAGGTCGGATGAACGCGGCTTCTGGGGACTGGGTGAAAACCTTGGAGAACACCTTTACCATCTTCGCCCTGTGGGATTGCCACGAGGGTGATCGCGGAGTGTCTGTCCTTAGGGTTAAGGCCGACAAACATATCCATGGCCAGCCCCGGAAGTGGGACGATCGCGTTTTGGTAAAGACGTTGCAGCGTCGAGAAACTCTGACTCTTCGCATGCCCGCCGGTCGTCGAGATGATTTTGATTTCGGTGTATTCTGGGTCACGGATCCAGTCCAGTAAAAGGTAGCAAATGAGCGTGTAGGTTTTCCCTAAAGCAGCACCACCCAGAACGATCAAATTCTGGGTGGTGCGAACTTTTTGGATCAGCTGTCTGACGGCCCCAGGCCCGTAATTAAAGAGGGCCCCACCCCAAAGAATCATTCCGGCGGCACCGTAGCGCTCAGTTTCTAGGAGCCGCTTAATCAGAGCCCAGATCCAGCTCTTGGCTTGGTCCGGGCTCTGGACAGTGGCGTCGACCTGATAGACTGCTTTAACTAACTCTTCATCGGTCCCTTCACCGCAGTCGCGACGAAACTGCACCAAATCCATTGGCAAGCTCTACCACGAAATAGGCGAACTTGAGATTAGAAAAAAGAGCTATAGCGATCCCAGATCGGTCAAGGATGGGATAGACTCGTCCAACAAAGTGCTGAGTGTAGGCTCCTGAAGCTCTTGCGGTTGTTTCCAGACTGTCATCAACTCGCCAGGGTAGTCGGAGATCAAATCCTGATCGAAAGCTTCCTGCATCAGGCGGCGCATCCCGATCACTAGGCCCTCCCGCAGATGATATGCTCGGTCCAGCGTCGTGCACAGAACCGGGCAGTTGACCTGCGCTCGTGTCAGATTCATCTCGTCCTCCAGCGTGAGACTCAGCCATTGTCGATTTGAGCCGAATTCCAGATCGATAGTGAGTTTTAGCCCTTGGGCCAACCTGCTCATTTGATGATCTTGGCTTCTCCGTTTCCACCTTGCATGGGCTCGAATCTGGTGATTAGCCGCAGTCCGCGTTTTGAGACGGTGGCTTCCCAGTCAGACCCCCATAGCTGATCCAGTGCGTGGCGCAACGCATACTTCGCGCTGTTAGGCAGATTGTAGGTCCTAGTGAAATGCTCACTCACTAACTGGTGAAGCTTTTCGCTGGCCGGTGGCAATCGTTGGGCCAGTGCGGTCAGCATCACGGCGACATCGATTGTCATCTTTTTCATGTCCTCATCCAGATCGTCAAAAGGAGACTTTTTAGTGCTCATGTCGCCCAGATTTTAATCTGATCCTCCGTTCCGAAAAGGTGCACGCAGCCTTTGCCGTTACGCATACTGAATTGTCGCTGTTTGACTTTGGGGCCTGTGCTCACCCTGGGCGAGTATCTGCCTTCCTGGCGCGCGATTGCCCCTTGTTTCTGTTTATAGGTCAAGGTCACCGACCGGTTAGGCCGGTGAAACACAAAGCCGCCCGGCGGCACTTTCTCTCCATGATCAAACCGCATCAGGTATTCGCGGGCGTACTTCTTGACAGTGTAACGCTCCATGAGTGGCTGGCCTGCTTCGTCCAGTGTCTGGATGTAGGCTATCGTCTTAAAGACGAAGACACTGGGTGCGTCGAGGACGCGCCTGATACAGCGGGCGTAAGCGCAGTTAACCGGCGACTCCTGGGTTGCGCCGTCAATGTCTTTCTGGTTGGGTTGAACGTGGATTGAGGCGCGAGCTTCTCTGACCGGGATGCCTTTAAACATCCGGTGCTGGGTCCTCGAAGGCCTAGTCCTGCGTTTCATTGGGATGGATGGTTGTTTTCTGGGTTTTGTCTTTAGCATAAAGCTGCTGAAGCTTAGCAATTGACACTCCGTTCTTGCGGAATCCCAGGGGCCGGTCCAGGGCGGCTTCCTGTTCGTAGGCTTCGATTAAAAGCAGCCCGCAGATTCGGAAGAAATTGGTCGGATTGCCAAATTCGTAGTGCGCGACGGCACTTCGGAGAAGATCTCTTTTCTCGTGTGGAAAAGAGACGTTCGTAAAAGAATCAGAACGCATGAACGCCACCCTAGAAGTGGGGCCGGGTGGCGTCAAGTGGATAAAGCTTAAGAATTCGGAAGCTGTTTTCCCTGATTTTCAGCTATTTACGACACGAAAATGCCCCGTTAGATTAAAGAGCCACGGGACAACGGCTCAGTTATTATAGCCACTTCCGGGGCTTAATAAAATCTAAGGAATCATGCCGCTTGCGCCGGTCCCGCCCAGACCGGTCAAGTTTCCGCCAAGGGTCGGCATCTTAGGTGCTTTGCCCTTGGGTTTCTTGCCGCCTCCACGAGCCATTGGGAATGGAGCTGGGGGTGGAGCTTTAGATTTAGAGCTGCTCTTGCGTTTTGGAGGTGCTTTCTTGGCCATGCTTACTTCTTCTTTCTGTATCCGCTTTTGGGTTTTTGCGCGATTTTGTGAAGATCGCTGGGCGCAATGTCTTTGGCGATCTTGCCAGCTGCCGATTTGGACGAGCGGCCACTTTCTTGCATCCCGCGAGCAGTCCCGAATAGGCGCTGTTGGGCTTTGGTGATGGGGTGGCCCTTAATCGTCCCTTTAGGCTTATTGGGCATTTGATTGCAGAGTGCTCCTCTGTTTTAAAAATGCAATCACGAAACAAAGATGTAAGCCGGTTTTGGCGTGTGACTGGTATCAATCCGGCCTTGCACATCTTCTAAAAAGATTGCGTCCTGGCCTGCCCCTAAACTGCCTACCCAAGCGGGTGTCAAGAGGCTCACCGGTTTGGCGAGCGGGTTCTGAAGGAGGACCCAAGGATCGAATTGCTTGCGCAGTGCGATCAGGGTTTGGAGCGCAGTAGGATTAGGTGAACCGACTGGGGTGAGATACCCGGCGCTCAGCTTTTGGGTATCACCTAATACGGTAAGCAACTCATTAAGTGTATTCATAGCACTGGACTTTTACTCCTCCCGCAGCCTAAAGTGAAGCTCTTGAAGAACGACTAAGCTGGCTTTCCTCTCTCCTCCCGCTCCAAAAGAGAGTGTCCAACTTTTTTAAGGTCGCTTCGCAGGCGCAGCTGCCTCCTATCGATGGTGTCACCGTCAAGGTCGGCGACCTGGGTTATACGCTCGATAACGGAGGCTTTTGGGATGCAGCACAACCCTCGTCCCCTCCCGGTACGCCTCCTGTCTGGAGTTTTGTAGATGTCTTGCGCGGGCCTCCTGGCCCACAGGGCGAGGCAGGATTCGGGTTGCCGGGGCCTCAAGGTCAGATCGGGCCTCCGGGGTTAGCAGGCGGCAGGGGCCCGCAGGGCCCGGCGGGCAAGAACGCGATCAGTATTCTGCAGCAGACAATGACGATCCCCTGTGTCGGGGACGTGCCCTACACGATCATTGTCACTGACACTTCTTGGATGATAGCCGGGGCCCTGATCTTTATCCCCGGCGCTGGAACTTTCACTGTAACGGGTTCGCCCCTGGGTCCGAACACGGTCCAGATCACTAACAGCGGAGATCCTACTAACACGCCCTGCGGCATCATGATCGGCGCTGGCGTGAGCGTTAGCGCAGCTAACTTACGAGGCCCAAGCGGAGCGCAAGGAATTGCTGGCCCAAGCGGTCCTCCGGGCCCCCAAGGGGTGGCCGGAGCGAGTGTCTTCTCGACTCTGACCCAGGCTTTCACGGTTCCGGCAGTAGGAAATGCCGCGACGGCCTTTGTCCAAAACTCGACTCCTTTTGCAGCAGGCCAGATCGTCTTTATCCAAGCAGGCGATTATTTCTCGGTCCAGAGTGTTAACAATACTAACAACTCGATGGCTCTGGTTAATCAGGGCTATCCCGGCGGCGCGCCCCAAGGCACCGTCCTGCCGATCGGTAACAATGTCTCTGCGACCGGCCCGCAAGGCCCAATGGGAATTGTTGGGCCAGCCGGGCCGCAAGGTCCGCAAGGACTCGTGGGGGTGGCACCGACCGGGGCCATGTTTATGTGGCCTACTCCCACTGCGCCGGGTGGTTATCTTTTGTGCAATGGAGCTCTCGTTTCCCGCACGACTTTTGCCGCTCTTTTCTCGATCATTTCCACCACTTTCGGGGCGGGCGATGGCAGCTCGACCTTTGCTCTGCCTGACTTTAGTAATGGCAATTTCCCCATAGGCGCTGGCGCTAGTTATCCTTTAGCTAGCAAAGGCGGCGAAGCGACTCACGTGCTCACTATTGCGGAATTGGCGGCGCATAGTCACACGGATTTGGGGCACGCCCATTTCTGCTCTGGAGTGGACCACCTGCACAGTATGCAAGGCCATACGCACGGGATGGACCACTACCATGCTTGGCCTCCACAAGCTGCTCACTCTCATAGGATTACTGCGCATTTTGCTAGCGGTTATGGAACTCCGGGCGGAGGAGTTGCGCTGGCGCAAGGCGCACAAACTACAGAAACAAGTTCTGACAATATACCAGCTGGAAATACTTATTACGCTAGCCAGACTAATGCCGCTTTTGCTAATACCGGTGGGCCTAGCGCAGGTACTACTGCCGGTTCCGACCGGTCGCTCGCCTTTAATAGTAATCCCGGTTTCGCCGCTCTTGCCAATACTGGCAGCGGCACAGCGCATAACAACATCCCGCCTTACTTGGCCATCAATTACATCATTAAAACGTAAACATGACCTGGAAAAAGAACCAAGTTTTTCTGCCGGACCTAAGCCACTACGAATGGCCTTGTAACCTGAAAGCCTTAGCCCAGGCCGGATGCGTCGGGGTTATCTGGAAAGCCACTGAAGGCGAAAGCTATCATGATGTCAGTTACGATGAGGCGCGCGAAGCGGCCACCGAAGCTGGGCTTTTATGGGGAGCCTATCATTTCGGGGACTCGAGCCCGGTCCAGAGCCAGATCGATAACTTCCTTTTATTCGCTAAGCCTGGGGCTCAAGATCTCTTCTGTTTAGACTTTGAGAACAACGCCAATAAAACCATGTCAGTAGTCCAGGCTGAGCAATGGCTTACCGGAGTCGAAGCCACGCTGAAGCGGCCTAACCATGGGGTTCTTTATTCGGGAAACCTGATCAAAGAAACATTGGCAGCTAACATCGACACTTTCTGGAGTGCTCACCGGCTGTGGCTAGCTCAGTATTCGACTAGGGCCGTCTTGCCCAAAGCCTGGAAAACTTACTGGCTCTGGCAGTTTACTGACGGCTCGAGCGGGCCCATTCCTCACACCGTGGCCGGAGTAAAAGGCACCTGCGACGTTAATGTTTACGATTTCGATGAAACCCGGCTAAAAGCCGAATGGGCCAGTGGCCTCGCGCCTGACCCAACCCCGCTAGCGAAATAAAACTATGAGTACATTCCCAACATGGCCACCACCATCAGGAGGCGCGCCGTTCCCGACCCCGGAAACGGGGCCAGTCGCGGCACCTCACAGCGGCTTACCGCAACCGACGACCATCCCGACGGTAAAGCCCTTCCCGCCTTTTAACGGGATCAAGTATCCGCAGCTTTATGCCCTAGGCAGTAACGGCCAAAACCAGCCCCAGCAGCTTCCGCCACTGAACCGGCCCATGGAGGTTGGGCCCCTGAAAGCCGATCCCAAGATCTCGATGATCAGCCCGCCGCCGATCATGGGGCCGGGATCAACAGGAATGTAAATTTATGGCTACTAACAATATGGGCCAGCCCGGCCTGCCGCCTTTCCCCACATGGCCTCCGCCTTCGGGCGGATATCCGGTCACCAGATGGGAGAGCGGCCCGGTTGCTGGGACGCCCGCGCCAATAGGAACTTTCCCGGCTGGAAGTTACATCGACGGTTACGGCCAAGTGATCACGCCAACTGTCGTGCAAACCATCGGAGGAGGACCGTAATGGATTTAGTCATACCGAGACAACCAAAAGTCAGGCTCGAAGAGCCCGTCCTCAAATTTTATGAGGAGGGCGACTGGCTTCGAATTGAGGCCCAAGGCGTGCCGACACGCTACATGCGTAAGGAACTAGCCAAGAATATGCTCGCCCAGATCGGACGGCATTCAGTCAGCGAAAAGAGCGATCTTTTATGAGTACAGAAATTGTTAACGAACCAACTCCTCCTCCGCGTCCGTCCGGCAGCCGGATGAAGGGTGGTTGTCACATCCTCTTTGTCGAGGAAAAGACAGGCAAACAGGTAGGTGAGGTAATTACTCCTGAGTACATCTACGAAAACGAACGCCGGACAAGAGAAGAACGAAAGTACTAAATTATGGCAGCAGGTTCAGGCTTTACGGCTGCGGCAGACGCTAGCCTAGTAAACACGATTACCGGTATCACGACTGGAGCGTACCCGATTCCCTCAGGTCTTTGGTGTGCGCTTTATACTAACAACTTCACGGCAGCCGCTAAATCCCCCACAACCGGCGTTGAATGGCTCACCTCTAGCGATACGGCTTATGCCCGGCAGTCAATGGGGGCCAGTCCCACGGCGTCGTGGACAATCACCGCCTATGCCAGCAGCACAGGCGTAGTCTTCAAGAACACCAACACTATTACTCAGCCCGGAGTCGCCGGGACCGCTCAGACCCTCGGGGCGCTCGGATTCTGCGACACGGTCGGACCGACTGGTGGCAACGTGGACTTCTTTATTGATCTGGCGACGGCTCAACCTGTCGGGCTTACCGTTCAGGTTATCCTAGCAGCAGCGTCCCCAGGCCCGGCGGGAGTTACTTTCACCCTCTATTAAAGAATGTGGCTACTTGGAATAGCAACGGAGCGGACACCGGAGGAAGCGGCGGCTATGTTTCTGGAACACAGGGTGTCCAGTACATAGTCAATACTTTCGCCTCTGATGGCGATGTTATAACGCTTCCGACCGGCACCTTTAGCTGGTCGACCGGAGTCTCGTTCACAAAAAGCATCTCGATCATTGGGTCGAGTTATAGTCTCGGTGGCATCGGCGATCAAGGGAATGTCGGGTCGCTTCCTACCATCATTAACTGGAACTCGACCAGCGGGGTTCCGTTTCTGGTTAATCCAGGCTCAAGCGGAAACTATCTTAGGATTTCTGGGATAGCCTTCGGTCTTTCGGTCACTTACGGCACGACATTCAATCCCTGCTCGATAAAAATGACAGGGAGTTCAGCTAACGATCTTTTCAGGATCGATAATTGTTCTTTCAGCGCTGGCACCCAGGACGTTGTCTTCATGGAGTTTGACGGCAACGGTTATGGGTTAGTGGATCATTGCACCTTCACTAATGGCGGAGCATCTGAAACCATCCATAACCAAGGGACTGGTTATCAGTCTACTGCTGGCTGGGTAGATGATATTATTCCGGGCACCAACCAGATGCTCTATGTCGAGAATTGCAGATGCGTCTGCTCGCAAACCTCGCCATTTAACAAGATCACCGAAGGTTACTATGGATGCAGATCAGTCTTCCGGTATAACTATTTGAATTTTAGTTCCATCGATCAGCACGGCAACGTCAACGTCAGTGCCCGGTGGATTGAGATCTATAGCAATACCTTCTACGTGCCGCCTAGTCAGAACCAAGCCAACTTCATGATTCTGCGAGGGGGATCCGGCTTCATTTACAACAATGTAACTGCGGGTGGTCCCAACCTCGGTGCAGGCACAATAAATTTCTATTCTGATTACACCAACACGCCACCTAGTTATGGGCCAGGAGCTGGCATTGTCGTTGGATCGATTACGGCATCGAATACCAATTCGCCCTATTATTTGTGGAACAATGGTGTGGGTGCTAGCACCATCGCGATGCCTTCTGGGTCGGGCTCCAGCAATGTTGTAGCCGGGACCAACTTCATTGATTTAGGCGCACAGGGTTCAATTCCGACAAATCTAAACATTTATCAGAAAGCCGCAGGGGCACAGAACAACTTTGCTTATGTTCCCTACACCTATCCGCACCCGTTGATCAATCGTACGCAGGGTGGTGGTGGCACGTTGCCTATCGTGGTTGTCGGAAGCATGGCTTTTAGTGGGCTAGCAAGTCCCGGCATTGTAAATCCGAGCTCAGGAGGAATGGGCGGCCCTAGTAAACTGATCGTGGCTCGGATTTCGCACTAGGAATATTATGGCTATTGCTCTAGCTCAGGCAGTTGCAGATATCCACACGATTGCAGGCAATACTGTAACCGGCGCGATTGGAACGACCACCAACGGGAACACTCTCGTAGTTATATCTTTCTGCTTTGGCGCTTCGCCTCTCACGGTTACTGGAATCACGCTTTCGACTGGCGCAGGCACTTTTTCGAAAATTATCGCTCAGCCTGGGACTGCTAGCTATGGGCACGTCGAAATTTGGGCTGCTCCTAATATTCTAGGTGGCACAACGCCTACCGTTACGGTGAGCCTTAGCGGTACGCCGACTGGAGGGCAAGACGTCGTCGTGATGGAACTCTCTGGTATGCCGGTAAGCGTCACTCTTGACGGAACGCCTGCTGGCAACAGTGGCAGCGCTACAACCAACCCGACAACGCCCAGCATTACGACCGCAGGATCTAACGATATTATCATCGTTGGTTGCAGTCCCGCAGGCTCCTGCACTGCCGCAGCGGCTCCCTTTAACGCTAATTTTTTATTCACACCGACAAACCATAGCGGATTCTCCTACGAGATTGTCGCATCTCCGCAAAGTGGCGTGGCTTGCGTTTTCACCTCAACTAGCGGGGTTTTCGGTTCTGCGATTGTCGGATTACAGGGATCTTCAGGAGGCGGCAGCATAACTCCCACGGTCTCTGGCTCCATGGGGATGACAGGGGCCTTGTCCTTGACCCTGAGTGTTGAAACCGACCTGACGGGTGCTTCGCTGCTTACGGGGGTGGCCGCGCTGAGCTTCTTGCTGGGTCCCGTCTTGACCGGCTCGATGGGTCTCGCCGGACAGGCTGTTTGGCAAACAGGAGTTCAGTTAACGGGTGCCATGGCCATGACCGGGCTGGCCTCGCCACAAGTTGGCATGCCCTTAACCCTCCAAGGGTCGATGGGGATGAGCGGTGTCGCCCAGATAGGTAACCCAATCAACCTATCACTCAGCGGGAACATGTCCTTCGCTGGAGTCGCCAATGTAACCATCCAATCGCCTACGCCGCCGCCGCCCGGCCCAGTTGGCGGGAACCCTCCCTTTTTACCGATCAGCTTTCCAGCGGGACCACCCACAGTGCCGGTTCGGGAATTCGGCCCTGGGAATGTGCCTTTCCCGCCTTACAACGGCCAGAACCAGACCGGCCTCATCACCGCAGTAGGCCCAGCGCCTCCAATGGAGCTGGGGCCCCGTCCTTCGGATCCGGCTCTGAACACCGTAGGCGACCGCTACAGCGGTCCTGGCTATGGGCCAGTAGGCCAAGGCACAATCGGTGTCGGGAACCCCATAGTGGTCACGCCAGGGCCGCCACCGGCCCAGGTCAGGATATACATCCAGGGCAACAACCTGATCATTCTGGACAACGACACCGGCAACGTCTATGCGGTGCCTCTAGCCGTGGCTCTGGACGCACAACCCTCGATTTATTCACCAACGAAATAGGAGCATTGTTATGGCAAAGAATTGGATCAAAGGTGCAATCAAGAAGCCTGGGGCCTTACACAAGGATCTGGGAGTTCCAAAAGGACAGAAGATACCAGCTAAGAAATTAGATAAAGCTGCCGCGAAGGGAGGCAAGGTCGGGGAGCGGGCGCGACTCGCCAAGACCTTGAAAAAGTTCTGAACCCCCCAGATCCTTACACTGGCCGGAACCCAGTAAAGCCTTACTGCGGCCAGAACCAAGTTCAGGCGATTAAGGGGGCCATCATCAACCCGGAGGAAGGTCCCTTCGTGATGCCGCCTTACGCATCGATCTATCCGCCGGGGTCGCAGACTGAGGCTTTCCTGCCGCCGCCGGTTTATCTGACCGACATCTTTAGCGCGCAGCAAACTTGGCCTTTGCCTCAGTCTGGATAAACCTAAGGCACGGATGCCAGAAGAGTCTACCGTTATAGAGCTGGTTAACCGGATGGCCGGGATCGAGGCGCGGCTTAAATCCAGCGAGGATAAGAGTGACCGGATTGAGTCCATGCTCAACGAGCTGGTGCGCAACCAAGGCACAGCAAGCCAGGGCCGCGATGACCGGACTGAAAAACTCATTGCCGATAGACTCGAGGGCATCAAGGATCAGCAACGCGACAAGCTCGAGGGCATCAAGGACCAGCAACGCGAAGCCAAGACAAAAATTGAAAGTCTTGAGGGGAACCGCAAATACAACATCGTTAGCGTATCGGCAGTATGCGGCACATTGTTCGTCGTTTTTACGTGGTTTAATAATCAGGCCGCAGAAGCCACCCGGCAATTAATCACCTCTGAGAACACAGCTCAGCGCAGTGAGACGCAGAACAGGATCAACGAGGTCAGCTCCAAACTACAAAGCGAAGTTAATCAGAACTCGAATGCGATTTCGACAATCGCCACTGCGATTACTGGTTACCCAGAGTTCAAGGCGCAAGTGACCCAGCAGAACTCGACTTCGATTCAGGACCGGGCCGATCAAAAGATTCAGCTGGCCCATCTGGAGGCAGCCGTATCGGATCTAGCAAAAGAGGTGCGCGGCATCAGCTCATGGACTGACCAAAAATTTACCGAAGTCGAAACCCAATTCAACGCGGACGGACAGGTACGCAATGTCCAGTTTAGCGACCAGCAGCGAACTAACGGTATGATGTGGAATTCCTTGCATGACCTGGGAGCACACATGCCGGAATTTCCCGGTGCTCCATTTTTTCAACCTAATGTTAGTCAGCACCCGAGTGGCGATGATCATAAGTGACTCCTGTAAATCACTGGGTAGGGGTAAACGAGACACAACTAACCGATACCTTTAGTGAAATCGAGCGAGCTTACGCCCATGACGACAACACCTTCGGTATGGTCCTCTTCGTTGTTGCATTCGTTATCGTCATGGCTCTTTTCGCACGGGGTTACCACTAGCGAAAAATTGGGCAGAGAAGGTAAACCGAGAATGCGGCTCAGTGGCCGTGCACTATCGACTGTGTTTCTGGTGGTGGTGGTGGCAGCAGTCTGGCTTGGATATTACTTCACTAGCGAAAAGCTGGAGTCCACTAGAAGCGGGATGGAGCATTTGCTTAAACAGCAGGCGACCGAGATCCAATATTTGGAAGGAGCCCTCGGCGAAGAAAGGTTAGCCCGCGAACTGGAGTTCTTTGCAGCGCATCAAGCCCGCCAGTCTAATCGCGAGTTTCAAGACAAGGCCCTGGCGACCATGAATGACGTTAAGACCGAAGTCGGCAATCAAACCGTGCAGATCCTTGATGCTGTACGCTCGACCCAAGCCAGCGCAGTCAGTGCGCACGCTGCGGCGCAGAATGCCGAGCAGAGTGCGCTTCACACACGTCAGACTGTCAAAGCCGCTATTCCGGTGCTAAAACCTAAACCGTTACTGGAGCGGATCACTACTTCCATTTTCGGAGCCGCTCCGACTCCAACCCCAAACAGACACAAGAAGAAGATAAAATGACATTCGCCCAATTACTCCAAGACGCAGATAACGTGCTGGCCTCTATTCAAAAGTTTGAACAAACCGCAGGCGCGGTCACCGGCCTGATCCCAACTATTGGTCCCGCTGTTACTATCGCGACGGACGCGACGACCGGCGCTAAGACCATACTGGACGGCATCATTAAAGGCCTGACCTTTGTGCCGCCGCAGGGCACGGCCGCCCCTTCCAAACCGCCAAAATCGTGAGCGAACAGTTCACTTTAAATGCCCTCAATCACAGAGTGGATGCTGTGTTTGAGCAATTGCAGTCCATCCACAACGAGCTAAAAGCCATCAACCGGAAACTAGACCAAATGACTATTGATGATTCTGTTGTCCAAGCCTTAATCGATGCTATCAACGCTGCCCTCAAGGCAGAGACCACTGATCAAGCCGCTGTGACCGCCGCCAACGCGACGATTGCCCAACTCCAAAGCCAGCTCGCCCCCAACCCGACACTCTTGGCAAGCGCCCAGCAAGCCATCACAAATGCGCTGGCGGCTAATCCGCCTCCGGCCACGACCCCGCCAGCGTCGGCTCCGCCCTCAACTGCACCAGCAACCTCTTGACAGTTGGATGCCCGAGGCTTAGAGGTCGAGTTAGCTTCTTTGTCTGGCATAGCATTTGAGCACATGGTTAGGGCTCCGCTGAAACGGGGCCCTAACTTTTTCGTCTCCTCTGCTTTTTCTTATCACGTTTCTCGGCGGCGATAGTTCTGCGCAGGGCCTCGACATAGAGAGCGTGCAGGTCAATGTAAACTAACCGTTTGCAGCGATGTTCTCGGATAGTTAACAAATCACCCGGAGTTAACGTCACGATGAGCGGACGCCGGTAGTGCATGAAGTTACGCCGGGTCTTGCGAGTGATAGGTTTTTCTAACGTTGTCATATGGTAATTTACCATAATGGAAATGTTAGTTTTCCAAGTTGCCCTGGGAGAACAGCACTGTCTCCCTCGGAAGAAATAACTACTTGACAATAAAACAAGAGGCTCGAAGCCACTCAGCTCCGAGCCTCTGTCTGATCGGTTTTCACGAGTTCGTTTTAAGGACCTCGCTCTTTCAGCTCTTGAATAGCACAGGGCTTTGGCGTAAGCCAAGAGAAAGATGCCCATCGAATCCAAGCTCCTTGAGGGGACTCTTCCTCCTTTCCGGCGCTGCCCCAAGTGCGGCGCTGAACCTTTCGATCCGTTTCTGCGCGGCCAAGTGCAGCGAGGCGCGTGCGGGATGCGATTAAAGAAAACCTTTCCCTGGATCGAGTTCTATGAGCAGCCCTACTGCGCCGTCATCTGCTGGAAGTGCAAGGAGATCGTGGGCTATGAATGAGTACAACTTTGCCAATGCCCAGGCGCAAGCGCCGGTCGACGCCAATGCCCTCATGCAGGCGCAGGCCAACTACAGCAATCTGCTAGCCAATGCCGCCGCGCAGGCTGACGGCATCGAGCTGGATTTCCAGGGCGACGAATGCGGGGAGTCCTATCGGATTGAACGAGCGGCAATCGGCTCGACCTTTCGCTATTGGCGCTGCTTTTTCTATGACTGGCATGATGGCTGGCTGCAGATTAACCGCTGGCCGGGAGAGAAGAAGCGTCACGATGCCATCGAGATCTGCAACCAGCACGCCGTCCAGAAGCGCCTGATCAAGTTCCTGCCGCACCGGACCAAGTTTAAAGCGACCGGTTGGGGCGGGATCGCCGCTGCTGCCAGTGGCGCAGCATCCATCGCCGGGTTCACGCTATGAACAGGCCCTTTGTCCAGTCGGTCCTCTTCCAATCTCCCTATTCGGGGTGCTCGAAGTTCAGTGGCTGGAAACCTGTGCCGTGCAAACCGGCTCCCTTTCAGACGACTTGGCCAAGCCCCTACAATGCCCCAGGAGCCCTCATGTGCGTCGACCAGAATCGAAGATTCATTAATTCTCAAGCATCTTTGCTGGCAGAGGTGTTTCCGGCAGGAAAACAAGCTCTGGTTCTGGGTAGATGACGACCGCAACGTTTTCGGCTCGTATAGATTTTTTGGGATAGCACACCTGTCCGGCACGATTGCGGTAGCCTGTGCGGACCTCGAATCGATATAAGCGATTTTCTTTGATCGCCGCAATGTCACAGCTGGCAGCTGGACTCAGTGCTCGATAGACGTCCCAGCCATTACGCATGAGCCAGAGACTCACGTAAAGCTCACCAATGGCACCCACCGTCCCGCTGGGGATGGATTTCTCAAAATGATAACGGTCTGGCCGGTAAGTTGGCTCCGCGCATTTCTGTGAACAATAAATGTGGTAGTTTTTACGCGGCTGAAACTCCTTGCCGCAGCCTAAGCACAATTTCGGCTCGTAGATCTTTCTCTGATATGCCACAAACGAACATAATACCGGTATTCGGCTCGTTTCGTCCAGCTCCGAATACAAATGTGCAGCTAGTCCATTTCCGGCCTTCCAGTCCCTATCCCCGCTACGTGCGGGGCCCCGGCGGCGAGCCGGTTAAGCCGATGCCATCGGCCTGGACCCAGAAGGTGGGAGTGCCACCGTACAACCTGCGGGCTATGAGCTTCCCCTCAACCAGCGGGCCCTACGGCTACACGATCACCAGCGGAGTTTGCGATGCCGCCTCGCCCGACACAGTCACCGGCTCGATGGGCCAGGGGAGCCTGCACAACCTCGGTCTTTCCTAGCCTCCATTTCGACTAAGGCCTCCCTGGCATCCTCGCACATGGGGTGTTCCCCGTGGCCGCCTTGTTCCATGTCCCAGATCAGCATGTTCAACTGGGCCGGTTCGAAAAGTTCCCAGGGGTTTGGTTCTATGACGATCCGGTGGTCGCAGGCAGGACAGAAAAATTCAATGAGCTCGTTCATACTTCGGCTTCCATTCCGGCAGTAAGGTGATGGAGTGGGCGTGTGCCGACGCCCCGTTCTTAAGCGCAACCTCCGGCGTCAATTCGCGACCTCGGCTATCGTCCGTCGAATCTTTCGACTCGGGTTTTCCCCAGCGGCAACCTGGAAGCGCCTCCATCATTTTGGCCTGCTGCTTGACTTTCACAGGTCGATTTCTATCCCGTTTTCTCTGGCGATTTTCGCGCGGATATCGTGGAGGCCTTGGAGGAGCCGGAAGTTTTTGAGCCGCTCACGTTCTTCGGCCAGTCCTTCGGCCAGTTCAGGTGGTTCGATGATACCAGTGCGTCCTTGTAAAGCAGAGCGAGAATTCGCAGATAGCGTTGGGTCGTCCATAGGAGGTGGCTCGAGAGCGGGCCTAGGGGCTTGATCAGTTGCAAGTCCTTCTCTAACTCCAGAATCTGGGTCAGAGCAAGCGAGAGGGAGATCGGGTTCTTTTGCATCCGGAGCCCGGTCTACACCATCGATTGGCCCGTAGGCAAGCTCGCCGGTTGGATCGGTGCGGCGCATTTCGATAGCCCGCTCCACTCGTGTCCGAGCCCGTGCCCTGGCACGCTGGGCTTTTACCCGATCCGGGTTCTTTTCTTTCCAGCGCCGGACATTATTGCGGTTTATCTCTTTGGCTTTGGCACTGACCGGTGGACGACCCATGGGTGGGTATGATATACCAAGGGTTGAATGAGCACGCAAACAGAAGCTGAAGTAGTGGATAATCTGGTCAAGACGGCACACGATTTTGTTGCCCAGGTCCTGATCGGCCTGGGGGAACCGGTAATGCCGACCATCGTGGTCGCGAAAGAGGATGGCAATGTGGAGATCATCGGATGCCCGTGGCGCGATGACGCCGAGAAAAAAGCGATGGTGATGAAGGCAGGCAAACAGATCGCTAGCGGTGGCGCACGGGCCTGGAGCTTTGTCAGTGAGGCCTGGACTTCGGTGCAGCAGCAGCCGCCTTTCGTGCGGTCTCGTGACCGGCCTGACCGCAAGGAGGTCGTTTTTTGTTTAGTCGGCACCGGGGGAAAAGAGGTGCATTTCTGGAGCTGGGACATCATTCGGGGAGAAAGCGGCAAGTGCGAGAAGCTGGGGGCTGGCGCGAATAATCCCAAGAGGATGGAGAGCTGGATCGGGGCGCTCTTAAACGCGGCCATTGATTTCAGTAAGCTGGGTCCTGAAGACATGAAAGCCCTCCTGCAATGAGCACTGACTCGCTCATTCGCGAAGTACGAATTTTGAGGGAGCAGACCTTTGGTGCCATCGACACGGTACGGCTCCTCTTGAAGAATCATACGGCCCAGCTGGAGAACTTGGAAGAACGGCTGGCGCAGCTAGAGTGGAAGTTAGCTAGAGTGGAAGTTAAATCAGCCGAGACAGTGACAGGAAGCGCCCCCTCATCCAGCGCCCGATAAATCCCGGCAACACTTACGGCAGTACTCAACCCTAAATGAGCGAGCGCCCCGGAGTTGACATCGGAGAACCGACGCAGCAGCACATCGTTCTAGCGATGTTAATTTTAATCGACATGACCCAGCCAGGGAGGGAACGCGAGTGTCTCTGGGTGGGCTTGGTGCTGGCGGCGGAAGCCATGTGGAACTGGAACGAGGAGCGCTTACGCGACGAGCTCTCCGCTGCCCTAGGGGCAATGGTACAGGCCAGGAGCCGTCTGACGGTGTGGTTTACTGCTAAGCAGATGGAGTTCGACATGAACGTGCCAGGGAGCGCGGAGCAGGCGACCCGAGTACCGGGCCAGCAATGAAAGTCAAATGAACGAGGAGCCTCTGCCGTGTTTGAGATGCGGCTCGGATAATTTAACTACCGCTTATCGAGGCGAAAAGCCTTCCTTGGAGTGGCGGCTTGAGTGCAAGGATTGCGCTTACCAGGGACCAATCAGGAGTGATTTAGCCGATGCCCAAAAGGCTTGGAACGATGAAGTGATGGAGCATCTGCGCCGCTCGCGTTTATGATCCGTTGGGAAAAAGCGGTTCTCTCCAGCTCGGACCTCAAAGAGCTTGAAACCCAGTTGGAGGCCCTCCTTGAGCCCCCAGGCATCCAGTGCGACCTATGAAAAAGAAGACCCCCGCAACTCCAAAAGCATTAACGAAGGGTGCCTAAAAGCCTTCCACCTCTATTCCTTCTTTCTGTCTTAGGGTTGTGCCTCTTGTCCTTGCCTGGGCATCGAGCCCATCCGCTCCTTCTGCAGCTCCTTGTTCAGGTAGCACAAAAGTACCTCCAGGGTCATGCTCGAGATCGAGAGCAGGTGCCGCACATGCGTCCACTCCCGGCCTGTCAGTTCCTTCTGTAGCTCTCGCAATACCGCACTCATTGCCTCGACCCTTTTGAATAGATGCTCTCTTGTCATTCGCCTTACCTTTCTTTTTCTGCCGCTCACGCCACCTCGCCTGCGCCTCCCGCGTCTGCCTCGCCGCACTGTACGCCGTCTTCGGATTGGCACGATACCGACGCACCGCTTCCCGGTTACGCGCCCTCTTTTCCTCGGGATTACTTATTGTTGACACTTTCATTACTTACTAGGATCCTTCCGCATAGCAACCTTAGAATCCCGTGCCCACAAATTGCCAGTACTACCACCTCCCAAATAGGGTCCCCTTTTCCCAAGAGCCGGGTGGGGGTCTTTTCAAGAAAATGCAAATGAGCACGAGCGTGGGTGGCGCGCTCGGTCTGACCACCCTTGCAGCGGGCAATGCCCCCCTTCGTGTTTCGCCGCGTAACGCTCGGAGGGTGACCCTCCCTAGGCGCGGAGGGTCGCCTCCCTACGTGGGGAACCTGCCCCCGCTCCAGGCGCGCGTCAGGCTGGCTCATCCTATTTTACATGATCTCTATTGTATGATCTTATGACAGAACTACCTGAACAAGAGCCACTTACACCAGATCCCAAACTCGAGGCGGGCGCAGAGCCCTACTGGATGCAGGACATACGACTCGCCCAGAGGCGCATAGACGAGGCCAGAGCACGATTGCGGGCCGCTCAATCAGGCGGCGAGGTCGAGGGCTGAAGAATCGTGCCCGAGGATTTGGCTCCTAAGGACTTCGTCGCGGAGGGCGACGGCGCAGAAGCGGCAAAAGATCTTGTAGCAGCGGCGGCTGCAGTAGTGACGGTTGCCGCGACCCGGTGAGCGCCGGTAAGGCTTGCGGCACACAAGGCACGGCACGAGCTTGGAAGGCAGGCCGTGGCTTCGCATGAGAATGATAAGGGTTTCGGGTTTACTCGGCGGCGTGCGGCTGCTTCGGCTGCTCGGGGATAGGCAACTCGCCGACGACTTCGCCCTCCAGGCTGATCCAGCGTCTCTCGGTTCGGATCGCCTCTAGGGCGGCTTGCAGGATCTGTTCGATCTCTTTATTCGAGGTGCGGTTGGTGAAGAAGCCTAAGCCGCCTTCAGGCGCATAGATCAAGGAGATGTAAGGCAGGCGCATCCCCAGTTCCAGCTCCATGAAAGCTTCCCATTTGTAGCTGAGCTTGCCCAACTGTTCTGGACTTATTTTCATGTTGACTCGGCGGCGTGCCTGCTGATCGGCTCTCGTGGTCCGGGCTGGGGTTGGAGGTACAGGACACTCACACTCAGGCCGTGCTCGCTCTCATCTACGACCCAGTCGCATTCGGCTCCGTAAGTATGGAGGCATTCAATCAGCGCTGCGCGTAAGTCATTCATCGCAACTAAGAGCATGGTGCGTCTGGCTGACCTCGGCCACGTTCGCGTGCGTCTTTGACTATCTGCCTAGCCGCGTCTATCCCGCCCTTCGCAAATGCCATCCCGGCGGCGATTAGCGTGTCTGCGTCTAAATCACCAAAGACCCGGCCCAGGATCGGATGCTGGGCGTCTGGGTACAGCTCAAGCGCGCGCGCTCTGGCTTCGTCACCCAAGTACCCGATGTCGTAGCCCAGGTTCACGTTGACCAGAATTAGCGCCTCCTCGTACGGCAGCTTGGGATCCGCTTTCTGGGCCTCGCTCACTAGGGCCAGTATGAAAGCCAAGGCTTGTTCCTTGGTCTCAGCTTGCAAAGCTTGGAAATACAGATTCGTTGTCACGAGTTCTGATCGGCTCTAACAAAAGTGCCTGTTTGCTGCCCTAGCGGAGTCTGCTCTTGCTGCAAGCCAATGTGAGCTTCGCCTTGCATCAGGCTCGGATTGCCGGTGACCACTCTCTCGATTCTGTCTAACTGCGCTTGTACATTACACAGAATCGCATAACTGAATTTTAGCTCGCTTGCCATATCCGCTAACAGCTCGCGCGTGTCGCGTGCTGCGATTTGTTCCGCTGCTCCTTGCTGCTTCTGGATTTGGCCGTACTTGCTAGTGTCGAATTGATCGCTCATAGCTTTCGTTCATGCCTGCGCTGCAAGAACCGGTATGTGGTCGCCGCCTCGCGGCAGGTTGGGTTGTCGGTGCAGTAACGCACGTTTTGAGTCATTGTGCCAGCCGCTAGATTGTGCTCAGCACTCACATCGGTACTGAGGACGCCTATCAATTCATCCGGGCGCTCCTGGCCGCAGATGTGACAGCTCCAAGTCTCGAATTCCTGAATCATTTGCAAGCCTCTTTTGCCTTCTTTATCCACTCTCTGGCGTGGCCCATCGTGGAATCGTCACTGCCCCAAGAAATCGGTCCAGCTTCAAGGACTTTGAAGTATTCAATGTAGTGAACAACTCGCTGAAGAATTTCCTTCAACTCCTTGTTCTCAGCCTCGAAGCTTTTAATGTCTTTGTAACTCACGCCACCTTCATTTCGCTGCCTCGGCTTTAACCGGATCGAAGTCTCGAGTCAATACCATGTTGGTCATTACCGGCTGACTCCAACGGCCTTTCTTTGGCTTGGGGTCTCCGTCATGCCATAACTGCGCCCTCCGGCACACTGGGCATTGCACCATCGAATAGTTGCTAGGCCGGTGCAGGATCTCCCCGCAGTCGCAGAGCACAACTAGCATGTTGATCCGAGGCGTCCAGTAAACGTTAATCAGCGTCATTTTGATTATCTAATTGACAAATGATTTGGATCTGCGAGAATCTTCCTCGAGCCAGTAGTTTAAGTGGTGGCCAAGACGGGGGAGACTGCGCAGCTCGGAGCGGCAAGTGGTGCTGATCACATCATGAAACGCCTCGAATCCTCCGACCGGCAACCCTGGTTAAAATGGTTGGGCGGAAGCCCTAAGATGGCGGTTCGAATCCTCCCTGGCTCGCCTCTAATTTCGCTGAATCATCTTCTGCTGCACCTCTATCGCGTTCACCGCCAATGTGCCTAATGCGCACATCGCTGCTTCTCTGCTGATGCCTAGTTGATCTCTGAGCCATTCCATCGTCTGCTCCGGCGACAGCCCATCTTCGTACGCGGCCATCAGCCCCGTCATTAAAAGCTCAAAGTCGCCAAGCTTGCTCCAGTCATCTTGCAGCTCGGGCGGAATCACCCGGATGATCACCTGGGTTAAATCCTCGCGCTGGCTTGGTGTCAGGCTGAACTCTTCAGCTGTCATAGACGCTCTTGCCCCCATCATAGGCCTGGATGGCTTTGCCTAACCGCATCGCCGCGTCTTCTAAGTGCCGGTAGCAAATCGTCAGATTAGCCGCCATCTCATCGTAGTTGCTCTCGGGCTTGCCTTCGTCATCCTCACCAAAGACCGAGTGACCATGAGTGTCATTAACCTCCGCTGCGATCGTCTTGACCAGTTTGCGGAGGTTTTTGCAGCGGGTGGGGAAGTCGACTTCTACTGGCATTTTTGTAGCTTTCTAAGGCCATTCCTAGCCGGAGGTGCAGGGTTTCGTACGGAGTGTGAAAGTATTTGTCCGGGCACTCAGCTTTGAGATCATTGAGGCTGTCAACCAAGCCCTGGATATGATCTACGAGGTGTTCGCCGAATTCACTCATAGCTCCTCAATGTAGCTGGGAGGCCAAAACGGTTGACCGATTGAATAGGGTCGCGGCGCTTGTCGATAGTACTCCTTGCTCGGCGGCCCATTATCGATAATCGGCACCAGCTTCAATTTGTGGGCTGCTAAAGCATCCACAAAACGCCTGTTCCATTGCTCATTAGAGCCCCGCGCGTCTTCTATACACGCATCGAGTGCTTTTCGATATTCTGGCTCAGTCATCGCGCCGGTTGCCTCGTCTTAAAATATTGACTAACCGCAAAGTCTCCTCGTCCAGATCCTGCCCGGCCTCGTGCAGACAGGCCTCGCACCACCAGCCGCCCTGGTCCAGCGGGGTTTCTTGATTGACTCGGAATAGCGCGCCTTCCAGCTCGCCGCACCGGTCGCATCTCATGTCGCCCAGGCTCATTTAGGCGGCGGCCCGCTCTTCTCGTTGTCAGTGGCCTCGAGCTTTTGGGATGGGTGCCGTTTATTGCCCCAGTACTCCTGGTTAAAATGCTTGCCCAAACTCTTGCTGTCTAAAAACTTCTGGTGATCCAGCGGGCTCACATTGTGAAACCGGTATCGGCCACCAGATTTGAAGGTGATCTCTAAAGCCTGATTAGCAGCATCATAACTCACTTGCTTGATGTTGCTGCTGCGCTTGCTCGTGTCCGTTGTGATCATGACGGTGCTCCTGGCGCTAATTCAACCGGCAGGCTGTCGACAATCTTATTGATGCTGGGCAGCTGCTGCTGGACCCATACGAGCACGTTGCGTGGCTGGGTGCGGTCCACTCTCTCATCTGGCTCTGTGCCGGTGAGCTTGGCCCGGCGCTCAATACATTTTAAGGTAATCGTCGCCGCTTTGTCGTCGCCCGCTTTGGCTGCGGGATACCATGTCTGTAAAAGCCCATCAATTCGTGCCAGATCCAAGCTCCTGTTTTGCTCAATCGACTCTTTAAGGTCTTCCTTGATTGCTTCATGCGCCTCCTTGATTAAGATCTTTGCTCCCTCAATCGAAAGATTGAACTCGTGCGCAACCTCATTGATCGGCCTGCCGCCAAGGCGCATATCCCAGGCCTTGAGAGCGTCTAGGACGCGTTGCGGGCCCATCTCCGCTATAAGATCACCTAAGTGAGGCGCTGGCGCATCTGGGGCCAACGTGGAGGCTGGAGGCAGGCGCATAGGAACAATGACTCCACGCTGCCGCTCCTTGGCCGCATTTAGTGCGTGCAAAACTGGGTCGTTGTCAGTAGGTTCGGGCATGCTTTCCTGTACCCACAAAAGAGAACCAGCTCCGCCGCCGGATGTCAAGTTGGTGAGGGCCATCGTGATCGATCCCTTTAAATGCGAGCTTGTGCCACTGATCGTGAACTGGGCCGACCAGCGCTACATTCACAACCTTCTAGATTGTGACCTTGTCCAGCAGCTCATGTTTGGCGGCGCACTGCGCGGCGTCCGCGTTGCTATCTATGTGGACGAGTGCGCGCTCATCAGGGAGCCGTTCGTCTATCCACAATTCAAGGTCGCTAGCGTCAATGGCGAGCATCCTATCACCGGCTATGGCCTCGTAGTCGGCTGGTTCGAAGGCGTCGTTGATTGCCCTACCAGTGTTGCAGCCATCGCTGGCACTATCACCTGGGAACATCACTGGCAGCGCCGGATCAATCCAGATCTCTGTATCGACCAAGTTTTGCGCGTCTATTTCGGACAGAAATGGTGAATTCCTTAAGAATTCGGAAGGAGTTTTGCCTGTTTTTCAACCACTTATGACGCAAAAATGAGCGGAATCACTACTCAACACGAGGAAAAGATCGCTGAGCTGGCCCTCGAGCTTACCAAAACCATCCGGCGCTGTTATTCGGCCCCGATCGTGGGTGCCCAGATCTTTGATGTGCTCCAGGCCCTGGCTGCCACCACGGTGAACTTCATGCACTCGGGACCTCCAGCCCACCTGGGCGACTACAATGAGTTCTTCCAGCACCGGATGTACGAATTCTTTGTGCTAGAAAAAGCCAAGGTACTGGAAGATGCGGTAGCCAAGGCGAAAGCGGTGATTGATGAGCAACACCAATGATGACCCGCTTTTCCTAGTTTGGTCGGAGGAGCACGGCGCTTGGTGGAAGTCGCATGCCAATGGCTACACCCGTTCTGTGCTCGAGGCCGGGCGCTATTCCTTCCCCGATGCGATGAAGATCGTAGGCAACGCTAACCGCTTCGGCAAAGTCAACGAAGTGGCCATGTTCGCCATTCTGCTCAATCCTTGAAATAGCATTTGACAATTCAAAACGCATGACCGAGACTCTCAGTCATGCAAGCAGATAACATCTACAAACCAGAGCACGAAGCTCGCCAAGTCGCTATCCGCGACTGGCAAATCTATTGCCGCAGCCGCCATCCCAGCCTGCGCGCCACCTCCAGAATCATCTCTCCGATGCTCTGCACCTGGAGCGATGCCGGTGAGCCTAACAGAATCCGCTACGTGTTGCCTTCAGGCGCAACACACTCCACTTGCCGCACTCAAGACTAAATGAAAATGCTCGACCAATTGCACCGGGCCTTGCGGCCCGGTGACTTCGTTCTGGTCAACGATCCTCCTTTCAAAAAGCCGGTCCCGGCTAAGGTGGTGCGCTGCTTTAGATATGACGGCCTCTGCGTGAAGTTCGCCGATGGCTATTTCTCATCCAGAGAAGGCTTTGATGATATCCTCTCCGCCGCCCGCAAAGTCGGCGATTCCTACATCCCTTTATGAAACTCAAAAGACAACCTAACGGGACCTACCTAAAGCAAGGTGAGCGATTCACCCTAACAATCGAACGCAACTGGCAACCGGTCGCTGGTTTCCCGCACAAGTGGATTTATCGCGTAATCGGGAACCTCTCTAATAAGGTGGAGACCAGTGGCCCAGCCGACACCCTGTCCTGGGTCCAAGACGCTACAGCTTCCTACTTCAAATAAGAATATGAGCGCACACTTAGACTACATCAAATACATCGACTCAATAATCGCGACAGCTTCGGAATTGAAAGACGATTTCGAAAACAAGCGTTTCGGTCTTTGCGATCAGCACGTTGATGACATCAAAGATGACCTAAAGCGGGTCGAAACCTTCTTGCTTCAACATTAAATATGCAAGCATCCCAGATAGATCCAGGCACCGTCTACGCCGTCACCATTTACACAGACAGTAAAGAGACGTACTTGGCTCGCTTCAAGGTCGAGTACGTAGAAAGCCATCTAAAGCGCCGGAAGCTCAAAGCGACCGCTGCTGATTATCTCCATAAGGTTCACGGCGCCATCGATGAGCGAGACGTGCCAGCCGAGCTGCTTCCAGCCGACCCAGCTGAGCGCGCGAGGTATCTCGAGCGAACCCTGGACCCAACCAATATCCAAGGCACATACGCCGAGATCCAGACGCTAAAGGAACGCGCAGAGGCTGAGAAGAAAGCAGAGAAAGAGAAAATAGACGCACGCAACAAAGCCAGCGGCGACTTGGTCAAGCTGTTTTTTCAGATCACGGGAATCAAGCCGGGGCCAAAAGGAAAGTGGCATGATGACAATCTGTTCAAGTTTACTGATTATAGTGGCGACGTCTCTATCGACGTAAAAGGCGTCATTCCGCTCCTGGCCGCACTCCAACAGCTGACAGCTAATCAGAAACCAGCTGACAAGTAATTAACTTCGAAAGAACGTGAGAACCCCTCGATTTGGCGATTTGCGGCGTTTTATGCAAGTTGAATATCAACATAGCGGAGCCCATGTCCGGCGCGGCAGACGCCAACCTCGTGCGTTTAAAGGGCATCTTTTTGATGACATGATTACAAATGATGACATGACGTTATGACACCTGATGACATGAAAGAAAGCCTGCTTTTTCTAGGTCTCGCGTTCGCGATTCTCCTTTTCCTGATGTGCCTGGGACTTGTCCTTTATATATGAACCGGGCAGACGCAGAACGCATCTATAATGAGTTCACCTTGCGGGGCTATGAGGTGGAATTCCAATTCGATGAGAATGGCAGAGTGAAAGCTGTGATCATCCGAGATAAGCAGCTTGGTCCTCCCTCCCTAATGCGGCCTTGAAATATCATTTGACTTTTCAAGTAATAGGCCCGAGGTTTCCAGCCATGCAAGCAACTCCGTTTCCAGCCCTGGTAATCACCCACGTCTATTACCGGGCCTTTGATTGTGACTCCGAATTTAGCGTGCCTAACCGCATCTATGGCTTCGGCCCGGAGCGGGTCCAAACCATCGAAGAGGCCTTAGAGGTCGTATTCCGCCAGTGCAATCACGTCGACGGCACTGAGCTAATCAGCCAGCCCGAGTACCGGGCCCTCCGGCTGCGCTCCATGTCGGTCGGCGACCAAGTCCACATTCGCGGCCTGGGCTTTAATAGAACCTACGTTTGTGAGGGTTGCGGCTGGCGCGAAACCAAACTCTCTGCCGCCATCAACGCCCGCTTTGCCAGCTTAGGATTATGACGCCACTGGCCCAGCAGATCATCGACCTAGTGGTAGAGCGCTATCTTGACACTGAGAAAGGGCTCAGTGTCAAAGAAATCGCCGAGCGCCTCGATCTAAAGCCGCGCAAAGTCAGCGACACGCTCAATGTGATCTATGGCAAAACTGACGTGCTCTCTCGCCGCAAATCAGAGCAGCCAACATTCTCGAGGGATTATCCCATGATGCAGCATGGCTACGTCATGGTCAATGAATGGGAGCCATCCAAGTGGTACTTAGCACGCCTCTTGAAAAAGCATTTGACATATCAAAATAAATAGCCGAGACTCTCGGCCAAGCGGGAGAACCCCGCGAAACCAAAAAAGAAAAGCAAGCAAGCAAATGAAATCAGGTAGAACCCTAGTCCAGTTAGCAGAAGAGATTCAACGCAGAGCCGGTGCCAAGCACGATTACGTGGCCCGCGCCGAAGCGCTCACCATGCTCGCCCTCAACGAAACCAAGACCGCGACCCTGCGAGTCGGTGACGAGGAATTCGGTATCAACGAAATCACCCACGACCAGATCGGTCAGTACGTGCAAATCCCGGCGGCTTACTACGACCGGATGCGCTACGAAAACCCGGAACTCTTGGCGACTAACGTCAATACGTGGCTGGGCAAAGCGAGCGGCCAGAAGCGCATGGTGCGCACCCTGGACGGCAAAGCCCGCGCGTTCCTCTCCGACAAATTCCGCCCCATCGAGAACGAGGATTTGGCCGAGACCGTGTTGCCATTGCTTCTGGATGGCGGTCGGTTCGACATCATGTCCTGTGAAGTCACCGAGCGAAAGCTGTACATCAAGGTGGTGGACCGCTCAGTCTCCCGCAAGCTGGCTGAGACCGGCAACTTCATGGGCGATGGCCAGCACAAGATTGTGCGAATCGCGGCTCCCGCGATCACGATCTCGAATAGCGAAGTCGGTCACGGTGCCCTCTCGATTCAAGCCGGGATCTATGACAGCTTCTGCTCGAATCTGGCGACCTTCGCGGCCCGCTCCATGAAGAAGTATCACGTTGGCGCACGGCATGATCTGCTGGGCGAGGATGTGGTGGCGCTCTTGTCCGCTCAGACCCAGAATCTGACCAACGCGGCCCTGATGAGCCAAGTCCGCGATGTGGTCACTAACGCATTCGATCCGGCCCGGTTCAACGAGCTGGTTGACACAGTCGAGGGCACGGCCAAGGAAAAAATTAGCGACGTCGACGTGGTGAAACTGGTGAACCTCACCGGCAAACAAATCGGCCTGACCGAAGGCGAAAATAAGGGAGTCTTGAGCGCCTTGATTGAAGGCGGCGATTTGACCCGCTTCGGCCTCTACAATGCCGTTACAGCCTTCTCGCAGAAGGTCGAGTCTTATGACCGGGCTACCGAGCTGGAACGCGCCGGAGCGGCTGTTGTGGAGCTGGCGCAGCCCGAATGGCAACGCCTCCTAGCCCTGGCCGCTTAACACTTGCTGCTTGCATCAGCGAGCCGGGCATCTCCTCCGAGCGGGGGGGGTGCCCGGTAAATGCATTTCAAAAAGAAAAATGAATACCACCGCTTACATCCGCGACATCGCCACCGGCAAAGGTCGGTACGAATACGTCCAGATCCAAGATTCCGATTTGCAGCGCGCCGTGCCTCAAGCTAATCCGGTGCGCCTGCCAGCGCCTAACCACCACAGCCATCCTGTCCTGATTGCCGGGCTCGTCATCGGCCTCTTCGTTGGCCTGCTCGCCTGCCTCCCGGCCAGCGTTCGCGGCTGGGTCGTTGTAGCGATCCTTGTCGGCATCGGCTGGGTCTTCTGGAGCGCCAACCGTCAGCAACCCTTTGTCGCGCCTCCCGGCGACGTCCAAGTCTATTCGGACTATGCGCCCCGCGCCGGGCTGGTTAAATTGCCCGGCAAATAACTTTGCGTCTAGATCAGCGTGGAGTGCTGACGCAGACCCTCCCCTAGCTGGCAGCTGCCAAAACGGGGCTAACGAGAGGGACAACCCACGCAGCGGGGCGACAGAGTTCCTTTATCCTCTGGGCGCTCCGCACAAAAATGCTGGTCCGTCGCCTGAAGACTGGGCGGGACTTCTAGACCCGTGGCGGGCCAGCACCTTTTCTTTGCCTTAGCTTGATTATTCGCTTGATTTATCAAGTGGAATAGCGGAGGATCTCTACATGCAAGCACAACAAGCCCTGAGAGAGGAACTGACTCGCGTCATCGCTGAACTGGCCGCGCGCGGTCGCACCGACAATTTCTACTCGTCCTTAGCGGCGAGCTTCGAGCGCTACGGCTCGCTGACCGAGCGCCAGGAGGCAGCACTCCGCCGCTCCCTGACTCAGTATGCCGAGCGCCAAGCCGAGCGCGCCGCAGTGGTCGTCACCAGCCCGATGCCGCAAGGCCGGGTCGAAGTCACTGGCACGGTCCTTTCCACCAAGTACCAAGAGAGCAACTTCGGCGGCTGCCACAAGATGCTGGTCCAGTCGGACGCAGGCTGGAAGGTCTGGGGCACGATTCCCTCGAGCCTGGGCTACAACTGCAAAGGCCTGCGCGTGAGCTTCACGGCGACGGTCGAGCCCAAGGAGGCGGCTTTCGGGTTCTTCTCGCGCCCCTCCAAGGCGAACGTGATCGAAGCGCCGGTTGCCCCAGCGGCACCGGCCTTGGTCACGCGACCGGCTGACATCGCCTGCACCAACGTGCCCACCTTCGTATCGGCCAAGCTGGCCGAGGTGGCTCGCGAGGATATGGCAGGCGAGGAAAGGAGGGCTAACCGGGTGGCCCAGGCGGCCGCGCAAGTGGTCGCGACGGCCAACCGGCTAGACGATATCATCGCCAAGGCCAAGGCCTTGGAAGCCCAGCGCGAGGCAGCAGACCGCGCCTCCGGCGGCTTGGCCAGTGAGTACTGGGATACTGACAGCATGGCAGCGTAACTAACCAGGGGCGGCGCTAGGAGCCGCCCCACCTACCAAGATGAACACCGACTTAAATCAAGCCCTGCAACTAGTTGGCGCAGCTCAAGAGAAAATAGATCCAACTGAATATCCTGGCCTCTGGAAAGTGCTGGGCGATGCATTCGACGAAATCGACAACGAGATGGAACAGCTCAATGAACGTCAGCTCAATAAACGTTAACTTTATGGAAGATCCTACAGAAAACATCAGACGGGCTCGCATCGTCGAGCTAAACCAAGGCCTGGACCCAGAAGCAGACGCGCGCCGCGCGGAACTCGAGGCCCAGTACGGCAAAGTATGGACCACAAAGGAGATGGCGGAGGAATTCGAGGTCATCGGCTTTGGGGCTCCCTTCATTGTCGTCAAGCGCAAATCGGACGGCCAAAAGGGCTCGCTCGAATTTGTGCATATGCCCCGGTTCTACTTCAACTGGATCGCTGACTAATGAAGCTGCGCAACTTTGGCTCCAAAAAGACTTGGCATACTCAAACGCGTGAGCGTTTCGAGAAGCCGGTGAAACCAAAGCGGGGCCCGCAGCATCAACCAAAAAGGAAAAAATGAGCCTCCAAGACGACCTAAACGCCTTCCTTGACAACCCGGAAGACCGAGAGATTCCCTTCCCCCGCGCTGAAGAAACCGGCAACTGCCCCAACTGTGCCGAGGTAGTTATTCGGGAGCTGATCTACCGGAACAACGTGCCGATTTACTACTGGCCCTGTCCGCATTGCGGCTACACTCACCACGGGGCGGATATCCCGGCCCTGGACTAGGCCCGAGAGGCGGGCCTCACCCGAGGCCCGCCATGCACATCGGTAAACGCCGACAGGCTTAGCGCCAGATGAGCCCAAAATCAAGCGCCCCTACTTTTTTACGGCAGGGGCGCTTATGCTTTGTACTGACCCAGAAACACCACAAAATAAACTAGCAATGCTAAATCGTCAAAACCGTGGAACTCCACACTGGACCGGCGGCCCTCCGCGCATCTCCGGTATTAGTTATTTGCTGCGCAAGGGCAAATCAGGCAATATTACTGACCCGAGGGTTTTAAGGGTTTTTTACTCACGAATATGTCAACGAATGGTAAACCAAGGCATGGCGGCAAACGCACGAACAGCGGCCGCCCAAAAAAGTTGAACCCGGACAACTACGTCCAAGTGACCTGCGTACTGCGCAAAGACACCGTGGAAAAATTACGAGCTGGGGCCGGTGGAAAGCAGAAATTCTTTGGGCACTTTCTCCAGTTCCATCTGGACCGTTTTCCTATTCCGACCCATGAAGAATATCTGGCTATGCGGGATGGGACACCCTTTGAAAGAGTGTTAGGGCCTAAGCGAAAGAAAACGCCGGTCATCTTTGGCGGGAATTTGAGACAGGCGCGCCGTCCGCGAGTTCCGAAAGCGCAGCGCACCCCTAGCGAGAACACCCAGAAACTGCTCGAGTCATTGGGGCTAGCATGACGGGTTTAGAGAAACTGCTGAAGGCCAACCGGTGGCGCATTCGCACGGGCCAGTACGGCTCTGACGAAACCGCCGGTTGGAACGGAGCTTTTCTCGTACCCCTGGAAGGGGAGATGTGGCATATAATGCTGGGCGACGGCATGGGCTGGCAGCACCTCTCAATCTCTAATGCCCAGAGAAAGATTATGCCCAGCTGGAACGTGATGTGCCGGGTGAAAGAAGCCTTTTTTGCCGATGAGGATTGGGTTGTCCAGTTCCATCCGGCCAAGGCCGATTACGTCAACGACCATCCCTTCACGCTCCATCTCTGGAGGCCTCTTAATGAGCCCCTGCCGGTGCCGTATGTCTACATGGTATGAAGCGCTCGCCCCTGCGGCGAAAGACGCCCCTGCGGGCTTCCAGGGGCCTTCGCCGGGCTTCTAAGCTGCGCCGGACCCAGCTGCGCAAGTACTCTGAAGAGCGGCTGAACTTCCTGAGGGCGCACCTGTCCTGTCAGATCTGTAAAAGCGCGGTCTCGACCGAGGCGCACCACGTCCGGGGCCGGATCGGCAAACGGCTCCTAGACTTTGAGCATTGCCTCGCGGTCTGTTTCTGGTGCCACCGCAAGATTCACGCGGATCCCAGGTGGGCTAGGGGCCAGGGCTATCTCCAGTAAAAAGCATGCTTCCACTATAATTTAGCGATAAAAGCATTGCTTTTTAAGCGTTGCGCATTGCGCGATGCAGGTTATAACCTGTGCATAAGCCCAAGGCGACTTCCCTCTAGTCGCCAGAACGAAAGCACGTTATGATCACGAGCACAGTGGATGCCCATGTCCATTACCGTCACAATTCGACCGAGGTAGAGGAGCTGGCTAAGGCCATCGTTCCCCTGCACGATAACATTGTCGCCGTCTCAAGTGGCAACGAGCGCGGAAACATGAGACGGATCTTAAACGGCCAGTACTTCCGCCGCCGGGACGTGATAAGCATGCGCTTCATGCTGATCCGGGCCGTGAAACACGCCAAAGCCAATCTCGCCGACTACTTTCCGATGATGAGGGCAATCCGCCTACAAGAGGCTCAGAACCTCGAGGATGCCGTCACCGCCTATTGGACCCAGTTTGCTAGCGAGGCGACCCAAACCACTCCCACTCACTAAATGGAACTAGCGCCCTACTACGGAGAGAACCCTCTCACCGTCAGCGATGTCTCTGTCAAAATCCGCTCCAGTGACCGGAAACGTGTTCTGGATCTGACCGAGCGAATCAATAAAGAGATCACCGAGGTCAAAGACGATGACTCTTTCACCGCCGCCCGGCGCGCTGCCGGAGAACTCAAAGCCGCCCATGGCGAGATCTATGACGCGAAGCGTGGCGCGAAAAGGCCCTTCGAAGCGGTCCTGACCTCAATTGAGGATCTCGCTAAAGAGCTGATCGGCAAAGTGGAAGCTGAAGAGAACCGGCTGGCCCAGCTTCTCAAAGGCTACGTGAAACAGCTCGAGGCAAAAAAGCGAGACGAACAACGGCTGGACCGGGCCAAGAAAGCTCTCGAGGAAAAGGCGCACGAGGAAAGAGTGAACCGGCTCCAGGCTGACGGCCAGACGCAAGCAGCGCAGCTGGCGGAGTTAGAGCGCGGACTTGAGCTGGAAGTCGCCGCCATGAATATCGAGCCCGAGAAAGGATTGGTGCCTGGGGGCCGCGTGACTCACCCCTTTAAGTTCAAGCTGATCAACGCCGAGGCCACGGTAAAAGCCGGGTGCATACGCTTGCTAAAAATTGAAGTAGACATTCTCGCTTGCCAGGACGCTGTTAGAGCCCAGCTGGAGATCGCGCCGGACCATGCTCCGGCCCTTCCCGGCATTGAAGTAACACAAGACATAAGTGTAACAATCAAAGCAGCGTCCAGAATCTCATGAGCAGCCAAACCGAAGAACAAGAATCCAGAGCAACGGTTAAATTCAACCCGAGTAGCGGTTTTGAATTCGAGGACCTTGACGGCATGTTCCGCGCCGCCCAGTGCTATCTACAATCGGGCTTTGCCCCCAAAGCCTTTACGACCCCCCAGCAACTTATTATCTGTTGGGCGAGAGGCGCTGAGCTGGGCCTGCGCCCGCTTCAGGCGATTGACGGTTTAACGGTCATTAATAACCGGATCGGCATTATGGGCGATCTGGCCCTGGCGATGGTCCGGCAGAAAGGGGAGCTCGCCGACTACAAGAAAGTCTGGGAAGGCCAGGGTGATGACCTGACCTGTACCGTCACCTTACAGCGCCAGGGCGGCGAGCCGCATGACTACACCTTCAGCGTAAGAGAGGCGAAGCAGGCCGGGATCTGGAGCCGTAACCCGGTCTGGCCCCAGTACTCCAAACGCATGACCTATTACCGGGCTCTGGGCTTCGGCCTGCGGGATGAATTCTCCGACATCCTTAAGGGTCTCTACACGACTGAGGAACTGGAAGATTTGGCCGCGTCCCAGCACGCCCCGATCGAGCAGCAACTGCCGCCACTCAAGTTCGTGGATGCTGACGCGGAAGCGCAGAGCCGCGAAGAAGCCCAAGCCGCCGCCCGGAACAACTCGCAGGCCGCACAAGCTCAAGGCGCGGCCCAGACCCCGCTCGAATCCCAGCTCAAGAGAGAATTCCCCCAAGAGACGCAGATGCGTAATCAGGAGGCCCAGAGACAGGACCCAAAAGTCACCCCTTTTATCCAAGAGGGTTCCTCTCAGTCGACGGGCGCTGCATCGGCTTCACCCTCCGGCCTGCCGGAGGACATCATTGACATGAGCCCGCCAACCGATCAGCAACAAGCGCCGCAGGAAACCGAGAAGCCCTGGTGGGTCGACCACGGGATCAAGGGCATCAAGAGCTTTGCAGGTCGCACGGTCGGCAGCTTGACCGCCGCTGAGATGCAACTCGTTGAGTCCAAATGGGTCCCGGCAGCACACGCACAAATCGCCAAGGCTACCAAAGAGCAGCTTGATGACCTGAAAGCGATCGAAGAAAGAATCGCTTACGATAAAACTGCAAAACCTTGGGTGACTGTGTAAACTCATCCTTTCAGGATGAGTAACACTATTCTTGCAGAGAAAGATGCCACTAAAACACGGCATGATGCGCTAGCCGAATGCGAACTCAAGATAGCGAAAGCTAGTAAGGACACGGTCGAATCGATCCGAATCATTGGCAGGGAACTGATCAAAATCGAAGAGGGCGAACTCTTCGAGGTGATGGGCAAAAATGACTTTCAGGAATACGTCGAACACTGTCTGAAATATGACTATAGGCTGGCGCGCTTTTGTATGCGCGCCAGTCCCGCGTTGGAGCTGATTAAAGAGCAAAAACTCCAGTTGCCCTACACCCAGAGTCAGGTCGTAGAGCTGATCAAAATCAAAAAGCCGGAGAGCATGCTTGGGCTCTGGCAGCAGATCCTAGACTTTTGCGATAAACAGCAGGCCGTAGCCAGTTACGACATGGTCAGGGACGCCGTCGAACAACACCGGACTAAAACCGGCGACTATCAAACCAGAGCCGTCAAACCTAAGCCTCTGCCTAAAGGGATTGAGATTGATCTGGATGCGACGTTGCCTAACGGAGCCGTGGTCCGAGGGGCAGTCTTGAGCGAGGAAGGGGAGAAAGCCTTGAACCGGATCCGGCGGCTTTGCGGCGACGAGTACGCCGATGCCGTTAGGGCCGAGAACCCAAAGGTGAGTGAGCGGGATCTGATCGCCTGGAGCCAGAACGAGACCGAGATGGTCAAAAACCTCGCCTACTGGATTGTGATCAAACGCTGGACCCTCAAGAAAGCCGTCCAGTACGAGGAAACCGCATTTGATCTCTCAACCACGGTGGGAGAGCTGGGAGATGTCGCCCGGAGCCGGGGTGGCAAAGCCTATGCGGAGATCGAGAACCTCCGAATTACGGTCGAAATTGCTGCATAAGTGGTTCAAAAACAACCGAAACAGCTTCCGAATTCTTAACGAATGAAGCAGAAACTTGAGATCGGGCATGCCCTGATAATCGACACCTATTGGTATGACAAGGTGCCCGAGCCGCCGAGCCTCAGGACCGAGCAGGGCGAGATCATCGGCTGGCGGCAGTCCCAGGTGCTTGTGCGAGTTATCGGTTACGGCGTTTTGCGGTTCTGGAAAAAGAACGGGTTGGAAGTTGGCAACCCTGATCACGAGCGCCGAGGCTGGCGCATCGACCTATCCGAGCTGGCCGAATCCACCAAGGCAACCCCTCCTCCTCAAGGAATCGAGGTCGAGCTGGGAGGCGACTCGAGTGGCTAGATGTTATCATTGCGGAAAGATCTTAAATGACCAGTGGCTGCGCCAGATAGGGGCGCGGCTGATGGGCAAAAAGGGAGGAGTCACCAAGCGCCGCTCCACCTCTGGAAGTAAGGCGGCTAATGTCAGATGGGGGAAGAAGAAGGATGGTAATACACTTGACAAATCAACGGAACAGCCTTAGGCTTTCTTTCGATGCAAGCCAAGACCTTTCGCCCTTATCAAACCGAGGCGATTAAGGCGATCCTCGCCCAGTGGCAAAAGAGCCGGACTTGTCTGGCTGTCATGCCAACCGGGGCCGGGAAAACCTTAGTCGCCGCCGGAACCACTAAGGCGCTTCTTGAGCGCAAGGACCGTAACCGGGTCTTATTTTTGGCCAACCGTAACGAGCTATGCACGCAGCCCTTTGATGCGTTCACTGAGCAGTTGGGTTTCGTTCCAGAGCTCGAGAAAGCCGAATCTCACGCCTCCCTCCAAGCGCCGGTTGTGATCGGCTCTGTCCAGACCCTGTCCCGCACCAAGCGGCTGGAAGCTTTCCCGCGCGACCACTTCAGCTACATCTTCGCCGATGAGGCCCACATGGCCATGGCGGATAGCTGGCAGCGCATCTTTAATTATTTTGAGAGCGCCTCTATTTGCGGCATCACGGCCACTCCGTTCCGAAGCGATGCCAAGGTCCTGCGCGACGTGTTCGAGGCCGAAGCCTATAGAAAGAATTTGTTCGAACTGGTGGACGAAGGCTGGCTGGTGAACCCGGATCACGTCTTTAAGCTGCAGTCGGCGATCAGTTTGGCCCAGGTCCGCATCAAACAGAGCGTCGAAGGCAAAGACTACGACCTCCAAGACGCAGCGGACGCGATCCTGCCTTATTTCAAAGAAATCGCGGAGGAGCTGGCCCGCGAACATTCCCGGCGTCACATCCTGGCCTTCCTGCCGCTTGTGGCCAGCTCGCAGAAGTTTGTCGCGGCCTGCGTTGAGGCCGGAATCAATGCCGTCCACGTTGATGGCGAGGATCCTAACCGAGCCCAGAAGTTGCAGGCTTTTAAGGATGGTCGGATTGCGCTCTTAAGTAATTCGAATTTGTTGCACACCGGCATCGATTTTCCAGTCTGCGACGCGACTTTGTGTCTGCGTCCGACCCGCTCCAAAGTCCTGTATCAGCAAGTCGTGGGCAGGTCTACGAGGCCGTTGCCGGGCCTTGTAGACGCCCAGGAAAGCACCGCAGGCCGTCTGGAAGCTATCCGTGCCAGTGCTAAACCCGACGCTCTCATAATCGATCCTCTGTGGCTTTCCAATGACCACGACTTAGTCACCCCTTCATTTTTAATCGCTGAGAACCAAGAAGAAGCTGAAGAGATCGAGCGCCGGGCTAAGAAGAACAAGGACTACTCTCTGGCCGCCATCAAAGCCGCTATCCAGCGGGAAAGAGAGGAGGCCATCGCGCGGCGTCTTGCAAACGCCGCCCGGTTTCGCGAAGGCAGACTGGATTATCAATATCTCGCAGCGCAAACCGGCGAACACCGCCTCCTCACTTACGAACCGGTCTTCAAAGGCGAGTGCCGTCCTCCCTCCAATTTCACGCTCCAAGTCCTCCGCCGAATGGGCATCGATACGCAAAACGTTACGAGTGCGGGCCTCGCGGAAGAAATCAAACTCTGCATTGGTCGCCGCCGGTATCAAGGCCGGGCTGAAATTCGCGACTTGGCTCCTGTTGCCGAAAGTGAAGGTGTAAACCCAGACATATGGAAAATACGCAAGAACGACAGACGCTTGCAGTAAGCGTCAGTCCCGGTTATTTAGTCCCGCGCCGGAAAACGGGCGAAGAAGTTCGTTTCCCGGTAGCGGGGGAAGTTAGTAGCCCGGTCGGTAGCTGGGAGAGGCAAAGGCAAGCTGCCACTGCCGACCGGCAAAAAAAGCATGCTTTTGTCCCCAGGAAAATAAACCAAGCGCACCTCTTTGTGCTCTTTAGTTTTGCCGTCTGGTTCCTTGCCGCGAACCTGACCTTGATCTACATGAAGGTCTCCTATCCAGAGCCGCCTAAGGAACTTCTTCCGCCGCAGCCCTGGAGCCTCGGCCAAACGATTAAGACTAGGGTCGACGGCAAAGGCATGATGTGGTTCTATGCCGGGCCCTACGGCTGGGTTGATCCATGACCGATGCTGAACAGCGCCTCTACGACACGTATTCGGCCTGGACAGGTAGTCTGCATCACTACTGCGTTAAGTTCCTAGGCGCTCCGCTTAACGTCGAGTTCTTTCCCTCTCCTCACTGGCACATTAAGATGTGGCCGGGGCCCCTGGAAGAGATCCAGCCCATGATGGGCGGAGGCGTCATGTTCTCCAGTGTCCCCCGGATCTATCGGCCCGAGGCCGATGCCTTTCCCTTACCCAGGCCCGAAGAGAACCCCACCCAGGAAGAGCTGGACGAGACCTTCCGCCACCTTTGCCTAGCCGCCGCGCAGATCTTGAAGATTGACCTGGGTAAGCGCAAACTCTCGGATGGGCTGGGACCGGATAGTTCCTTCACACATCGTCGCCTTGATGAATGATCCAAAAGACCGGGAGCGCTTTTCCACCGCACCGGACCCCAAGCTCGAGGTCCATCCATCGGCTAAGCGTTCAACCGCTGAGCGCAAAGAGCAGGCCCAATTCGCCAACTGGCTCCTGCTTAAAAAAAGTGAAGGCTGGAAGATTCCCATTTGCTGGCATGCCACCCACACGGCTAGTAAGGCTACACCGGGCACGCCGGACTTCTTTGTCGGTATCAACGGGCACTCCATGTGGATCGAATTTAAAAGGGATTACAGTTGCGAGCTCTCACCGGATCAGGAAGAATTCCGAATCTGCTGCGAAGCTCAAAGGATCGAATGGCACATAGTATATTCAGCGGGAGAAGCGATCCTTTTAGTCCAACAAGCCGCCCGTGAAAACGATCTCTATAACCTCCTATGATCGCCATCGATGCGTTACTGCTTTTAAACTGCGTCTGCTTTGCCACCATGGTCTGGCTGCTATCACGCTCCCTGGGCCGGGAAAAAGATCTGCGCAAGAGCATTGCGGACCTTGTAGCCTGCCTGGACAAGCGGGCGATGCTAATCACCCGGCTCTTGCATGAGGTCGATAAGCGCGGGAGCGATGACGCGGAGCTCCTCGCAGAAGCTAAGGCAGTCTCGATGGTGGTGGATCCGCCGGAGGAGATCCAGCTTCCGAACCACAACCACAGTTAGCTAGATGGTCTTCTAAAAAGCGTAGGCCCTGCCGGTGAGCGGCTTCCGCCTCTTCCTTGGTCCTGGCCCTGTTGCTCCACAGCTCTGGGCCCCAGGCCATTCGTTCGCGGCCAAAAATCATTGTCATGTGCCGGGGAGCAAACACCATGGTCTCAAACCAGATAGCTCCAGCGCCCGGCGCATAATTCATATTGATGCCGATGAAGACCGTCGAAACCGTGTGCTTCTCGACCTCGTCTCGGAGAATGATCCGCTGACCGCCGTTGTGTTCGAACCAGCGCGCCCATTCCAGGGTTTGCACCTCAACCGGGTTGCCGCTTTCGTCTAAGACCGCGAACTGGGGCCCGTAGGCATCCCGCACTCGCTCGTGGAGGTCCTCCTCAGAAAAAGCATGCTTTTCTTCGTCACCGAATCGTTGCATTGACTTTACTTTTAGCACGGTTTAAAGGTCGTCGGAAGGCCTAAACTCCTTATCTACCGGCAAGCTCAACTTGGAACCTGAAAATCTTTGGTTGACTTGCCGGTCTTTTTTTGCCAAATAGCAATCAGCTTGGGAAGCTTTCAGGTTGCATACCGAGCCGCACTCGAGGCCGACGTTTTGGCTGAGTTGCCCTATCGAATCCTTCATCCTCCAGGGTACATTTTATTTGGGGAGGTAGGAGGGGTTCCATGGGCAGCTCAGGCTGAGCGTTTCGCTCAGCGTAGCTGGCAGGCGAGGAGCTGGGAAGCGACGAGCAGCCATTTCATAGTTTACTGAAGTGTATTAACAAACGTAGCTTCAAAGAACCCAGCCATGAAAATATCCGAATTGATCTGCAAGTTAACAATAGTCTTAGCCGAATACGGCGACGTTCCGGTGATTGTCGACGGAACCGCAGTTAAAGAAGTGGAACTCAGCCGGGACAACGACTCTGGCGCGCGTCTTGCCGAGATCCTATGAAAAAGCCGACTAACAACGGCCAGCAATTTATTAACGAGGTCGAGGCCTCGCTGGAAAACTCTAATCGTCCGCTAGGCATGCCGCCGCTGGATGTAATCACTAGCGAAGTTTTACGGATCGGCTTTACCAGAGGCGATGCCGAATCGATTTACGATTACTGGCTAAGTAACGGATTCAAGCTCACCGGGAGAAAGATCCGCGACTGGAAGGCGGCCATCCGCAACATGGTGCGCTATAACCGGCTCCCTTCTCAACAGGCTAAGCCGCCGGGACTGGTCGAACATCAGAAAACAAAACCAGCCCAGTTAGCCGAAGCCAAACGCGACCGGCTGGCCACTGGGATGAAGCAGGCAACTGAGGAAGACCGCCGCCGGGTAGGTCACGCACTCCGGCAATGGCGCAGAGATAACCGCTAGAAAATACATTTTATGGCACTAGAAAAAGAAGATCTGGAAGTCAGAGCGAAGATGCAGGCACTATCCAAACTGGTGGACGCGCAACTGCCGGTCGGCTGGGGTTTTGTGGTCTTGTGTTTTCCCTTCGGAGCTGACGGCCGGATGAACTACGTGGCCAATGCGAAACGTGAGGATGTGGTGCGGGCGATGTACGAGTTTATCGAGGCCACTAAAGCACAATGGGCCGAGCATGAGCCGGAGCAGTCGGCGGCGGCGGAGGATGAGCAGCTGGGACGGGCGCGGCAACGGATTGCGGAACTGGAACGCGAGCTTGACAGAGCCCAAAAGTTGAAATAGATAAACTCCGTTAATGCGGCGTTGATCTTCTGGATCACTGGGCATATCTGCCGAAAGGTAAGAACGGGCCCTGAAGCCTCAAAACTTACGCCGCACCTCTAGCCACCTTAACTTAGGTGGCTTTTTTATTTTGGGGCACATGCTTAGGGCATAGCATGTTGGTGCGGCTAAAAAAAGGACCCGGTAGGAAGAGCCCAATCTTCGCTACCGGGCCTGAATGCAAGCACGCAAAAAGCGCACGTTATAAGCCGAAAGCCTGTCACCGGCTTGTGGCGAAATCAATCCCCATTTTGGGGCTGTTGTGATTGGCCAACTTCAGAGGCCGGGCTCTGCATGCCGGGCACGCTAGGCTCGGTATCCTGCGTGCTAGGAGGCGGCTGCGGCGCGTTTTGAGCCGGATAGGGTGTACTGACACCCGCTGGGCCCGTGGGCGCTGGTGGGGCGTTTACGGGCGTTTGCTGAGCCTGCGCTTGGCTAGCCTGCTGAGCCCCTTGCGCGGCTTGAGCCTTGGCTTGGCCCTGTTGCTGTTGCACCTCCTCTTTATCGATGTCGCTGGGACCCAGATCCTGGCCGCCTTCTTGGGCTGAGCGCATCTTCTCATAGCCTGCCTCGTGCGGATAAAGCTTGGCCAGATGGCCTTCCACGTCACGGTCAAACTGGTCGCGCGGGTCGCCCATCATCTTGCCCAGGTGCACCATGGAAGCCTGCTCTTCAGGGCTCGCATCCATGCCGGGTTGCTGCTCTGGTTCTTGCTTAGCCATAGAGGAAGATTAACCTTTTTTGCGTGTAAAATCAAGCTGCCTTCTTAGCCCATTCGGGCTGCTGGTACTCTTTGAGGGCTGGCCGGTAATCGCGTTCGGCTGGATCAATCTCCTCCTCCCAGCCGTGCTTCTGCCAATGTTTTTGTTCAGCAAACCAAAGGATCGCCTGCAGCTGTCGAGGTTCAAGGCCGTGTTGCGCAGCAGCTTTGCGGAAGGCGAGCTGGCTCAAACCAAAATCCGGGTTAGTGACGCCGGTCTCTGCCGCCGGTTGGATCCGCCAGGGCTTCTTAGTCTGGCCTTCATAACCCAACCTGCGCATGGTGCGCGCAGCCCACATATCAATGGTCGCCTGCAAAGATTTACCGGAAAGGTTCCCGGCATAGTTGGGAGTCTTGGGCCCTCCTACTTCCTCGTGCCAAGTGTGCGCCAGGACCTTTAAGACCGGTAACGAGTTCATCCCAAAAAGCGGGCCGTGCTCCTGTCTGGGCAAAATATCATGGTGCTTGATGTAATGGGCCATGGCCTCGGCCTCGGTCTTAGGTAATTGATCTTGACCGTTGAGCTTGTTGTCCAGCACATGCTGGGCGAGCTGGCCCTTCTGCTTCATGTCGTAGGCTTTGTTGTAGAGATCGGCATGCCGGTCAAAATCGCCTCTCAAATGCTGGTGATAAGCCTGCATCCCTAGCTTGTAGTTGACCTTGACGTTGGTATTGGCACTGGTAGCGGCGAGCAGGTTAGCCACGAGATCCGCGTCCCCGCCGAAGTGCTTTTTAAGCAGGCCCTCGGTTTCGTTGTACCAGTCTTTGCCGTGCATCACCTCAGGGATATCCTTGAGGCTTTCGTACATCTTGCTCAGTTTGTCGGCGAAGGTGTTAACCGCGCTCGACTCGTTGAGGTGCGACACCCGGAGCCGGTCGGTGGGGTTCAGGTACTGCAGATCGTTCTTGTCCAGCTTGTCCACTGTCCCTTTTGGGGCTTTATTGACAGAACCTTTTTCATCAAATCCCAGAGCTTTTTTGCCCAGGATTGGAGCGTTTGCCAGATCATAGTTTTCTTTCTCGTAGAGCGGATTGCCCTTGGAATCGGTTCTAAATTCGCCCTTCTTTCCCCGGTCGGCCCGCAGAGGAATAGCGCCTACGGTCTCCTTAGAGCCATCGACCTCTCTCTGTAGGCGGCCAGCTACCCGATCATAGATCTTGGCTTGCTCTTCATCGGATGGCCGCTCCCCAATGCGTTTACGGACTCCGGCGCTCGCCCGCTTGGCGGCGGGCATGAAAGAAGGCTCTACAGATCCCCCACCGACTCCGCCTGCTTGATCGCCAGATTCTTCTCTTGCTCCGAGAGCTTGCGGCCCAGGTGCTTCTCCAGCGACTCGAGAAACTTCTCCTCTTGAGCGCTCCTTTGCTTGGTCCCAGTCGGTCTCTTGTTGTGTGCTGCGCTCATTCGGTAACCAGTTTTCGTGTGGACCGCTCGCTCGTTCTACTGCGGCTTGTTCACCGCCCGGAGGATAGCCTTGATGGGCCATAAAGGCAATATCTGGATCATCATCCTCTTCGAAATTCCAATTGGGCGGAGCGTAGTCGCGGTTAAACTTCATCCGGCCCGTTTCCTTGAATCCGAACTGCCGGTAAAGCGAAGGCAAATAAGGATCATAGGCATCTAGGGTGCGGCCACCGTTACCAATCGCATGCGCCAGGGCCCGTTGGCCCGCGCCTTTGCCGCCTCCATTGTTGAACACGTTCTGAATATCCCCTTCGGGACTTACTGCGGCCCCAGCAGTCCCTTCTTTATTAGTGTAAAGCTGGTGATTCGTGATGTCTTCAGGCTCAAGGGGCGAGAGAAACTGAGGCCGTTTAGATTTGTTGCGGGCAGCGATAAAATCCTCCGGGCTAGTCGGCCTGAATTCCTGTCGCTTGGCAGGCATATAGGCGGGGCTTTGTGGCACCCCAGGCCGTCCCGACATGGTCCCGGCGATCCGGCCATGAGTGGCGGCGCGACCCATCTCTTCTAAAACATCTTCTTTAGGCGTTGTCTCTGGTTGCAGCTTGGCTCCCGTCTCCTCCTCCATTTCCTCGCGCTGTTCCGGCGTCAGTCGGAGCGCCCGCCTAGCCGCTGCCCGCGCCTCAATCTCGCCCGGATCCATCTCGTACATGGCCTGGGCCATCTCTTTCATGCGCCGCTTAGTCCAGCCGTAACGTTCCTCTTGGTTACGGTCGTACTCCGACTGACTCATGTTGGGCCGTTCCGGGTAAGCTGCACTCCACTGTTTGTGCAGCTCATCCCAGATCCCATCATCGCCGTACATCCGGTCGTAGATATAATCGGAGTTAGTCCCTTTTCCGGCGAACTTCTCGTAGTGCTGGACCGCATGCTGAAGCTCGTGCGCCAGAGTCTCTTTGTCGGTCGGGTTTTTTAAAACCAAGTGATCCCCCCGCATGTTGCCTTCCCGATCCAGCCAGGGCTGTTCGTAGTGGCCGTAGTGCGGCAGCGTAGGATCCATGGAGATCTTGGTGTGCCGCAGCCAGGGATAGTTTTCGAATAGGTCCGGGTGCCGGACGGCATCACTTAAAGGCATCACCCCAGGCCCATTTTTGTCGGCGTTATAACGCTCTTCTAAGGCGTTACGAGCACCCGCTGCTATCGCCGGTCGTGATGGCGGTTTAAAAGCCATGTCCCGGTCATCGATCTCGAAGCGCTGGCCGCCGCCGGGCAGCGGAGTCTCGAAAGTGCGGCCCTCTTTTCTGGCTTGGCCGAAGCCGACTGCTCGTTTGCCCGCCATGGGCATAAACCCAGACATCTGTTCTCCGGGCTGGGGCACCTCGCCGATCCGCTCCATGTATTCCGGCGTGCGGATCTTGCCCGCTAACCACTGTTTGCGGATGTTGCCAGTTAGTTCCGCGTGCTCTTCTTTGGAGAGTGCCGGTGGCATAAAGCCAGCCGCAAGTCCGATGTCCGGTCTGCCCTTGGGCCCTCCCAGTTCCCGGCCCAGAGTCTGAGTCAGTTCCTGATAACCGGGCACCTTTGGCCGGATCTCTTCAGGAATGTGTTCCGGGCTTTCGTGTAAAGCGTGAATCAGTCCAGTATTAAAGGTGCGGATCGTGGGCTCGAGCGCGCCTTTACTCCACCGGTCTTGGGCAGCGGCCTTGATCCCTTTATCTCCGATCTCTTCAGGTCCCCCGCCGCGCAGCCCTGCCTGTCTTGCGTCAATGGCGTGCCGGATCGGATTAGTCTCCCCTTCCTCATTCAGTAAGGTGCCCCCTTTGCGCGCCAGCTCCTGTATGGCCTTGGAGTGCCGCGCGCCCTGATTGTTAATCACGGCATTGAGGAAATCGGCTTCCTTCTTTTTAAGCCGCACCGGCACATAGTTTTTATCGGGCTGAGAAGGGAATTCTTCGGTGCCCGGCATGTAAGCGTCCCCGGTCCCTTTGTGCCCAGCTAACAAATTCTGGACGTAGCCGCTTAAGTCATTACGGAATTTTGGGCTGTTGAGTTTCGGATAAGGCGACTCTTCGCCCATCTCACTTAAGGCCTGATTTAGCTGATGATGGTTGTGCGCAGCCACACTGGTACTGATCCCCTGGATGTAGCCGTTATTAGGTGCACCTTTCTTACGCGGCAGTGATACTCCTAGCGCAGTCGGAATAAAAGAGTGGCCTGCTAACCGGGCATTGGTCTGACCTAAAAGCCGCGCCTGTGGGCTCGAGGCATCATAGTTAACTTCTCGGCTTGCCCGCGTAACCGGCGATTCTTTGGCGGCGTCCGGCGGCGCACTCGCATAACTGATGTGCATGGGCTGCTTATTGGCAATCGCCGTCTGGCCCGCTGCCAGAGCCACTCTTTCGGGAAGCGGCGTATTCGCTAAAGCTGCCGTGTGGACCGGGTCGCCCTGAACGAAGTGCTCGCCCTTAAACATGTTGTCGGCCTGCTTCTTGACCCGCGTGTCATCGGGTGAAAGCAGCTGCGCATGCATTTTCTGGGCGCGTTTAATGCCTTCGATCCCCTGGCCTAGATGAGGAATCAGATCGCTGAAACCCTTCACATTGGGCTCGCCGAGAGTCGATTGCTCACCGGGCTCGCCTCCTTCGCCTTCCGGCTCAATCCCACCCATCTTGCGCCGCCCAGGCATGAAGGAGATCCCTGGTGCCTCCATGGGCTGGATTCCAGGGATAGTGCCACCGTAACCGCCCTGGCCGTAGCCGCCCCCGTAGGTGCCGGTAAACTCAGCCATCTGCATAGCTTGGCTCATTGGCTGAGCTGCTTCGCTAAAGCGCCCTGGAGCCGCTGGCGGAGCCTGGAAGGTGCCGCCGCCGCCGCCGCCGCCGCCCTCACCGCCGCCGCCATAAGGCGCACCGATGCGTTCAGCTTCTTCAATGTCGCCGCCCTTGCTGCCAAGCGCTGCCGGGGGCTGATTCGCGCCCCAGCCACTAAAGGCTCCAGGCTCACCTCCTACGCCTGCCATCCCCATAAAACCAGCAGGCGCACCACTGCCGCCATGCCCACCGCCGCCTTCAGCGACTTCATGGCCGGTCGGCGCATAAACGGTCTGGCCGGTCTTTTTATCAACGACCTCGAAATTGACGCCGCCCTTGAAATTGGTATCAAATCCAAGGTCTTTGCGAGTGCCCCATAACATGTCGATGGAAGCGCCTGTCGATGCCCCAGGGCCAATATCCTTCAAACTGGCCGTCGAGGTCGCGCCGGTTTTCGGATTGTGAACCCTGACCTCGTACTTGCTATTAAACTCCTGGCCGTAATTCTTTTGGCCCGTGTAGCCCAAGTGCCGCAAGATACTTGGAGGCAGTGCCACCCCATGGTTATTCTCTCCGTCGATGCGGTCGCCCCATTTGCCCACATTCCAATTAGGCTCAGTGTAACCACCTCTCTCTGGGTTATCGACCTCGCCAAACTCGCTGCCAATGACACCGACTAACTTGTGACCGCTTGCAGGCGTGTGTTCTTGAACCGGGTGCTCCTCACTTGGAGGCGTTTCATTCTGGCGCTGGTCGCGAGCCGGATGTTCAACGACCGGCGCAGGTGCGCCGCCTTTGGGCTGAGGCAGGCCAGGAGCCGGGGGCGGCTCCGGCATGAAGGCCGAAGGCGTTTCTGGAGGTGTTTGTCTTTGTTCTTGTTCCCCAGGCGGCATCGCTGCGCCGCCACCGCCAGCCGGTGCAGGGCCTTGCGGACCCCCTGGAGGCGTTACCGGCAATCGGATCCCAGCTTCGCCGGTCTCGCGCAAGCTCTTGGGTTGCCGACCTTCTACTGCCGCGCGGGCCTCCCCTTGAGGAACTCCTTGGCGCGCCAAGTCTTCCACAGCACCGTGATATTCCTCACTATCATGGATCGGAGTGCCAGGGGCCGGTGGTTCTGGCTGATTAGTAGGGGCAGCTTTTAGTTCAGCTTCCGCCTGATGCCAGTCGCTGAGCTGATCGCCGGGGGTTCCTTGAGCTTCACGTTGCTGCGCAATCTGGTAAGCCCGCTGCTCGATATCCGGCACACTAGGTCCGGTGGTTGGTGAAACCGGGCCTGGAGTTGGCGCAGTTAATCGTCCCTGTCCCTGAGTCGGACTTACGGTGCCTTTGGCCGCGAAGTCGGTAGCCTGTTGGCGATTGAACCCTTGTTTCATTAACCCCTTGATGACGGACTCATCGGGCCCACCACTCACCCCTAGCACGTTCGCCGGTTTGGCTGTCTCTAATCCGCCTGCCCCACCCGCTCCTCCGCCACCGCCAGTTGGCGGGACTCCAGCGCCACCCGCGCCGCCGCCTCCGCCCTGTTGGGGCCAGCTGCCGGTGGTATTACTATTAGGCCTCACGATCCGGTGATTAAGCAGGTCCCGGTAATAGCCATCAATCAAGGTGGCCGGAGCGAAAGCCGGGTTAATCCCCATCGTGGTTTCGCTTTCCCAGGTCTTAGTAGGAATGCCTAACCGCTCCAGAATTGAGCCTGTGCCATAGCGTAGCGACCGAGCCAGTCCCGGTTTATTCTTGTAGAATTGCTCGATTGAGCCCCCGTTCCAATATTGGCCGATGGCTTCGACTGCCATCTCTCGCCGAATCAGAGCCTTGTTCAGCTGATCAGGGTTTGCCTTACTGGGATTATCCGGCAACGAATCGTAGTCCTGATTCTGGCCGTAATTATCTCGGACAAATTGGTTAGGATCATTCTCTTTAACCGCCGCCTGCTCTACCTGATCTCGGGCGTCATTGTTCATCAACCAGTACAGCGGATGCCCCATGGCTTCGTGGGCCAAAGCCTCTCCTACATGGTTAACATCAACAAAGGACGCACTGCGGCCTGTACCAGTGTATTCCGGGGGCACCCAGAGCCCGCGCGGGGTTTGCTGGCCAGTCGCGCCAAAGCGCTGTTGATAATCCTGCATGGTCTGCGGGCTAACCACATAAACATCAGTATGATCACCGGCTGCGTCCTGGGTCCGGGTAACAATGTTTTTAAGATGCGGATCCAGATTGTTAATATTAGCAATCGACTCACTATCTAAGCCGGGGTCGACGTGATAAGCGCGAGGCGGCACTTGTTTGACATTGCCGTCCCGAGCAAAGATCCAATCCCCCAAGCCTCCGGCGGCGGTGCCCGCTGCCGCCCCCGGCGCGCCCAGTGCGCCATGCAAAGCGGAGAGCGAAGTGAGGTTACTCCAGAATTGGCCTGGATCGCCGCCGCTAGTTAGGAGTGCGTAAGGAAAAGAGTTAGTAACCGCATCGGCCCCTAGCCGCAGCCCGCGCGAAACGCCTTGAGCTAAGAATCCGCCACCCGCGTAGTTATTTTCAGCCGCCCGCTCAAACATGTCTGCCGTGAGCGGCCCGAACTTATCCAGAACCCGCAGGGCTCCATAGGTTGCTAGCTCCTTGGCCCCGTCCCAAGCTAGCGGCCCGATATCGCCGTGAGCCAGCTCCGGGTAATGCAAAGCCATCAGAATCGGATTAGTGACGAACTGTCCAATCCTTGAACTGAGCAATTTACTGCCGAGTCTAGCTGCCTGGGGCACCGCTTGTGCCGCAAGGCCACCGGCTTTTAAGCCCACGTCACTAAAAGCCCCGCCAATCTCGCCCAAGGGCAGAATCCGGCCTAAGGCCGAGGCTTCCAGAGTTGAGGCCAGGGTCGAGACTTGGCCTATTTTCTCAGGGGAAACCGGTCGGCCTTCTGCCGCTAAATCTTCCGGTGAAAGGGTCTCCGCGTACTGGGGCGCTAATCCGGCACGTTTTAGAAAATTGTTGCTCCAGCTAGCAAATGCCTGCGTCCAGGGATCCACTTGGCCTGCGGCGTGTTCCTGCCGCTGCACGTTAAAAGTGCGCTCAGTATTGATCCAGTCCTTAAGATCATCAGGACTCCAATTAGTCATCTTGGAGTGCCCGGTGAAATACTTAGTCGGATCAAAATCGCTGATCTGCTGGGGGATCGCGGCGATTGATTGCAGAGAATGCTCTGTCCCAGTGAGCGTCTCTAACATCGCTTTAGAAGCCGCCGAACGAGCAAACGAGGGATCGGCTTGAAAGAAGAGCCGGGAGATCTCAGAGTTTTCGTTCTGGATCTGTTGCGCTTTTTGGGGGTTCTCGCCCATGCCCATCCCGCCCCGTAAGACCTGGGATGATCGCATGTTATCGATCTGATCTAAGAGCTGCGTTCCCTGGCTGTACTGATCAGAAGTGATGGTGCCCTGCTTGAGCTGGTTCGAAAGATCATCCCGGTAAGTGAGCGTGTTCTGTACGCCTAGAGCCTGTAAAACCGTGTTGGCCCCGCCGCCTAACTGATTCTTAAAATCGTTGAGTCCTTTAGCCCAATCAACCGGGTTAAGGCTTACTTTAGAAAGCGTGTTACTAAAGTCATTGGCTAACATCTGCGCCCCTTGGGCTGGGGTCGAGTTAGCT